AAGATAAAAGAAGAAAATGCCGAGTCTGAACATAAAAGCTTTAAACGCTGGAGATACCCAGGAGTCTATCAGAGAAAAGGTAAACTCAAACTTCGACTCAATTGTAGCAGCTGGTGGAGGTCCACAAGGACAACAGGGTGAGCAAGGAGAGCAAGGCCCGATTGGACCAGCGGGTCCTAAAGGAAATCCCGGTCAAGAAGGCTTGAGAGGAACTAAATGGTTTGTACAGGGCTCTGAACCTCTTGGAGGTCCGAGCAATCCTATTAGAATCGGCGATTATTGGGTTCAAACTCTTCTTAATAACTCCATCTATGAATATACAGATTTGGGCTGGGTTGATACCGGTCAAAATTTAAAAGCATCTGAGGTTTTTGAGATCGTAGCTGGCATCTCTGGACCTACTGGGGGTAAGGATGCTATCGTTATCAGTAGTCCCTTCCCAGAGCTTAATACACTAGTGATTAGTGATTCTGCAGCTGCAACTTCTACTGTAAATCCCACTTATGCTAAGTTTCTGATTTCATCGAATGGAAGCAATGATTACCCCATCATGGAATTTTCGAAAACCAATGTTGGTGGAATCGGAACCCCAGCTGACTATAACAGACACCCTCAATTTAGGTGGCTAGATCCTGCTGGAAGTAATTACAATTTGCTTTTTTCTGTACCACAGGATGATTTTTCTGTAATATCCGGAGGAAGCATGCTTCTGCAATCCACTTCATCGACTTTAAATATTTCAGGTAATGGCGGATTGAATATTACATCTGGTGATAAAATGACTTTTACCTCAACTGGTGCAATGTCATTTTCGTCTGGATTATCTTTAATGACTTTTGCTTCCCAGAAATTTAACTTAACCAGTTCACTTTTGGCCCTTAATGTTCCCATGACAATAAGTGGGGTGACAAGTCAGTCTCCCTTGCTTAGCTTATTGAGTAATGGTAGCGGGGATACTTTAAAAGTTCAATCATCTTCAACTTCGTCTTCCTTTTATTTACTAAGACTGTTAAGCGGTGGAACTGAAAGGTTTAGTGTTAGAAATGATGGTAAAGTAACATTCCAAAGACAAGTTAATGCGACTAATACAAATACTAGCAGTACAGCTTCGGACACTCGAACTTTAACATCCTCATTAGGTGGAACAAAAGCTTGTGATCTCTGGATACATGGTCCAATATCTGGGACTCAATCAGGTTTCACAGTGTATGCATTTGGACCTGGAAACAATATTTATGCAGACTGGACCACTTCAAACGAGAGAGTAATTAATGTAAATAATGCTAGCGGCTCAAACCCTACAAGTTGGAGAGAATATCTTTCTAATAATGAATCTATTACCCTAAATTACTACGCTGCCAGTGGAAAGCCCATCGACGGTATAGCATTTTTTACTGGAGGCCCTCCATCTTTATTTACTGAATTTTTGACACCGGCTAGCCGGGTGGAGGTTACACACATGAAGGTCGGTTCAACATATAAATGTTACTATTCAACATGTGCTGGTGAATGTGGTACATTAATAGTCTAATATAGGAGATGGCAGACTTTAATACAAAATACATATTACCAGGAGATGATAAAGATACCATCATCAATAAGATAAATCACAATTTCTATCAGGTATTTTTTAATGGAGTTGGCGAGAAGGGTCCTGTTGGTAATGTGGGGCCTACAGGGATTAGAGGACAAGCTGGTAGGGACGGCATACCAGGAGCTACTGGAGAAAGAGCTGCCGAATGGTTTTTCTCTTCTACCGAGCCCCTGGATTCTGTTTCACAGGACGGCGATATCTGGATTAATATAGGGATAACTGGTGGCCAACAAGTTTATGTTTACTCCTCGGGGTCTTGGGTTTATAGCGGGCAAACGCTTTTATCCTCTGGTGTATTTTCGACAATAACTGGTATTTCTGGCCCTGGTAATTCCACTTCAAGTAATGCCATTTATATTAATGCTAACCAAGGGGATAAAACTTTTGTGCTATCAGACTCAATTGGTGCAACAGCATCCATGAATCCTAACTTTTCTAAAGTTGTGGTTTCAACAGATGCCTCTCAAACTGCTGATTTTCCAATTTTTGGATTTGCAAAGACATTTTTGCCACAGTCTAGTGGAAATATTGTGGAAATGAAATGGGGTGAGACTGGTAGCTCTTACAACCATAGCTGGACTTTTCCGGATGAACTGAGGATGCAAAGTGGTCTTTCTTCGACATACTCTGCTACTGGAGGTACTATGAACTTAACCTCACCCAGCGAAAGCGTGGCTGGCTCTTCCCAGAGTTTTGCCAACTTCACTGCCGCGACCGGAACTAGCGGGGCTTTTTCATTCTCTACACCTTCCGTTTTAAGTTTTACCTCTTCTTTGGTTAATTTATCTGCATCCTCCTTCTCTGTAACACTATCAGCTCCGGGTGGGACTGGATATATTGCAGCTCCAGTAACTCCATCTGTTCCACTAGTAAGCATATCTGGATCCGGATCTGGTGTAAGTATCAGCTCTTCTTCTGATAGCTCTTCAGAGCTCATGCAGGTTTTAAATACAACTGGTCAATCTTTTATAAAATCTCGAAGGGACAATAAATTTGTGTTTGGTTCTGTTGGAGCAACTGGCCTTAAAAAAGTAAAGGGCATTACAACAACCTCCCAAAACTTTTTATCTGACGGAACAGATTCTTATGTACTCTGTGGCAACCCAATAAACGATGTTTGTGTTATCACCCCACCACCGTCGGGTAGCCCGGTAGCTAATGGAAAGACTAATAGAGTGATGCTTTCTATGGGAACTAATTTTAGTTGGGCGACTGGATTGGTAAGCGCTGGACAAAGTAGAACATTTGATTTCTTTATGAACAGTTCCACCTATTCCTTTGGTGGAATAAGGGTGGTTCCCGAATCCGGTCTTGGATCTCCTATTAGAGTTTATATAAATGATAACGCTGCTGGTCCAACAGGATGTCAGCACATTAGAATTACTTTTTTTCCGTCGAGTGTCACTGAGAAGTTTCACTATGAAGCATTTTCTGATGGTAATTATAAATGTGGACAAATAACATACACTTTTGCAATAGCTGAAGAGATTGGCGGTGGTGGTGGGGGAGGACCTTTTATAGGATTATGATTTTAACTTATAAAAATGTTGGATAAATATAGCTAAGATGGAATTAACAAAGGAAGAAAAGGAAAAAGCCAATATGCTTAAGGATAGATTTTCTTCGGTTAGAGGAGAGATTGAATCGGTACAAGCGGAAATGGATATACTAAATACAAAGGCTGGTACTTTAATCAGGGAACTGGAGGAATTGAGAGACCAGGAATCCAAGTTTGTTGGTAACCTAAAAGAGAAATATGGTGAGGGTACGCTCGATCCATTTAAACTAACTTATATGAAATGACAACAATTTTGGGTAAAATCTGGTCTGTAGTCAACAGCAAAATTGGACCTATAATAGCCATAGTGGTATTAGCTTTTCTGCTCCTAAGACAGTGCAATATATCACAGGACGCCAAGAGAGAAGCTGAAAGAAATATGAACAACCTACTTGCAGAGCAAGATAGTGTTCGGGAGGTATCATCAAAGCTAGGTAACGTACTTGCAGAAAAGTCTGCTTTTCAGCTTAAGTATAATGAGCTTTCTGCAGAGCAGGAAGAATTGATAAAACAACTTGAGCTTGCTAAAAACAAAAAGCCAGGAGTAATCATAGAGACCCAAGTAGTGTATAGAGATACAACTATTATGGTACCGGTAGAAAATGAAATCGGTGATAGCACAAGTTCTCTAAAATTTACGTACAATCCTACCTTACCTGGTAACAATCGTTTGGTGGTAAGTGGTAGACTACCTTACACTACCAGGGACACTGTTTATGGCGGGGTTGAAAGAACCTTAATTAATCCGGGGTCTGTTAATTTATCGATTGAACAGAGAATAGATCTTGTTACTGGTTTATATAGGGATCCGAAAACCGATAGACTTTATGTGAGAGCCTCAACAACTTTTCCTGGCATTTCTTTTAATGATATAAATGCCTTGGATATGGTTGATGATCCGGGGACACGAAAAGCTTTGAGAGGTGCTAGAAAGCCCTTTGGCATTGGAGTAAATGTAGGTTATGGGATGGTAATTACAACAAACGGTTATCAGGCTGGGCCTGTCATTGGAGTTGGTCTTCATTACTCCCCGAAATTCTTGCAGTTTGGTAAATAAAGAAAGATAAAATGGCATTTTCAACAACATCAAAATTTGTTCAGCTAACTCCATATTTGGTTATGGAGTACATGTATGCTGACCAGCCAAATCCTGAAACATATTTTGTGAACACCGGATTTCCAGCTGTCGGATTCAACAAATTAGTTAATGGTGTATTTGAGGATGAAAACGGACAACCTTCTAATGACATCCAAATAATGAACTTGGATCAGGATCAATCGGTTACACAAAATACTAGGAATAACAGCGTTGTCCGTACCAACCAGAACACCTTTGTTACACTGGATCCGAGTTTGATAGTTCCTTATAATGACTTCAATTCGAATCTAACTGACACTGCAAATCTACAGATCACATTTCCTTCCAATATCCAAGTTATTTATGATTCCATAAGGTATCACATTTTAGCGGGATATAATCTAGATAATGTTGATGGACTGGTGTTGCAGGTACAATACCCTGATGTTGATAGTTCATTTGTTACCTTTTCTCAGATAAAGTTATCAAAGGGATCCTCTCAAACCTATACGTTAAATCCAAATCCAGTAACCATTGGATCTAGTATTTATGACAAGTATTATGAGGTAAAAGTTCCAAGCCTTGTTGATATGAACAACAAGTATGCTGTAGCAACCGCCCCAAATAAACCAAATACATTAGCTGGACTAACTAGTAAGAGTGGTAGAGGATATCAGACTGCTGCTCCTATTAGGATCAATGCTTACGAGATTCTAAGCACTACTACCACTAATGGTTACGATACTTATGGGGTAGATATTTTGGCATCTCTATCGCTGGAGTCTACAGATCCATTTAAGAATATTGGTGCATATATTGCTCCTTCGGACCAGGGAGATTATTTCGAATATTTCGCAACAGATAATGGCGGATTCCCGGAGGATTTTATACTTTTCCAGAATTCGATTGGAAACAGTTATTATCTAAATCACTCAATCGAAACCCTGGAGCAGGTTGGTGGTGCATTGCTAAACACATCAAACTTTAGCAACATCCAAACAACTGCTTATGACGTCCCAAATCTTTTAAGGCCCATTGTTAGATATCCGCAGGTAGCTTCTTCTTTTACCTTAAGGTACACTATGACCTTGGTAAACAATAAAGATCAATCCAGATTGATTAGGATTGCAACTTATACCTCGACGGATGTCAGTAGGTATGGTGCTAACATTCAGCCATTGCAGCTACAGGTTTTACCCCAACAACAAAAAATTTATAATAAAGTTGCTGCGGGAGTAAGCATTTCAGTACCCGCAAATAAAAATGTACCTAAGCAGATAACAAAGTTTTCTAATGTCTTTATCGACAGAACCTTGGTAAATACAACTCTTACCAATTTAATTGTTAATGGAACGACCTTAACTGAAGACAATTCTAATGAGACTACCGAAACTGCTGCAGTTTCATATGGTGTGGGCAAAGCTTACATTACAGTTTCACCTTTTGATAACTATTATAAGTTTACCTTTTTCCAGAAGGCAAACGATGGAACTATAAGAAACATAGATCTTTCTTCCTCCGGGGAGTATTCCATGGTTTTCATCAATAACCAAAATAGGAAAGTTAGTGCTCCTTCTATAGTTGATAATAACATTGCTAAACCTGCTAAGGGAGAGCTTGCTTTCAAGGTTGATGAAGCGCTGTCAACTCAAATATTGCAATTCACTAACAAGAAATTCTACATTTCTAACCGGCCAATAGTTGAATCTGAAACTGAATCTAACAATGTCAAGGTTTCTAGACTAAATAAGGTTGCATCTAAACTTGCATCAAGGTCTGTTTCTTTAAATGATTCCATAACGGAATTAAGAGCAGAAAGTGTGAGGAGATCTGAGCAACAGACATCGGTAAAAATTGATACAGCTAGAATTTCCTCTAAATCTTCCTCTGTGCTTTATTGGGGAAATTGGATTAGCGAGGGTGAAAGTGTTCCTACACCGAATGTGATTACAAACGAGGCTCTAACTAGTTCAAGAGGTGCGCTTGATGCTCCAACTGTCATAACACAAAGAACGCCTGCTGTTGGAAAGCCATCTTGGCAAAAGTTTGGATCCACCTCTGGTAATTCACAGGCTAACACCACGTCGACAGTAAATCCAGGCAGAGGAAATAACCAAACTACTAACTTAAGTCCTTCCCAGCTTAGAAGTGCTATTGCATCCGATGTGCAAGGAAAAATAGAACTTGGGTGGAGCACACCCGACATCCTCTCATATTTCTTAGACCCTTCTGGAACAGGATATAAGCTTTATGGTGGAATCACAAAAGAAGTTTTTGAGCAAGCAGTAGCTGGTATATTTGGCAGAGAAGATTTAGCACTACTTCTAAATTACGGAAACACCTCTTCAGGCAGAACAAACGGTGGAAGTGCATCTCAGGGGGGATCTAATAGTAATCAGACTGGAAGCGACAGCGGTAGTCCAAACAGGGGTCCTCAATTCCCAACAGGTCCTTCATAATTCATAATAGGATTCAGTATGTTCCTTCATAGAAGAGGCAAACAATTTTCCACAAGACCTTTCAAAAAGCCCACCTGGGATTTATTTAGGTTGTGGCTTAGAGATTACCTAAATGAAAACCCTAACCTAAAGTATGATATACTCTTAGTCGGTGCCTTTTGTGAGAATATTTTTGGTGAGTCTGATAAAAAATATGATACCCTGGATGTTGATATCGCTTTATGCGGGGAGATCACAGATTTACAGAACCTGAGAAGTGGACTGATAAGTGCTTTTGAAATTGGTAAAAAATATAATTTGTTGATAGATGTTGCTTGGAGAAGCGACCTTTTGTCTTCCGTGCAGGAATCTATCGGACAGGAGAAGATAATTACTTACTTTGATGTTGAGGATATTGATGATAAAGGAGATGGAAGGGTATATACTATGAGTGGGACAGTTACTCCTTTATCGGAAGATCTTTACCACTTCAGGGATTATGATCTTAGCTCCGCACTAAAGAAATTTAAGGAAAGAGGATATACTGTCCCGTTTAAAAAAATTGCATAAATGGGTATATTAAACGCAAGAGCAAATAGTTTTTATTTTGTTTTTCCTAAGGGGTTTTTCCCGGATAAGGTTCACCAAAAATACATTGACTATCTAAAGAAGCAGCCAACCCCATATGATACACTAACCTCGTATATGAACAGTACGATCCAGAGTGTTACCTTTCCTTCGATGAACATGGATTTATCTGAACAGGTAAGGCAGCTTGGAAAAAGAGTGAATTATCAAAGTGCTACACCGGTGCAGGATCTTTTCAATAGGGAATTTCAGGTTTCTTTTAGGATAGCGGAGGGATTTGTTAATTACTTTATAATGTTAGAGACCGTGTTGGATTACTTGGATTTTAAAAATCCTGGGACTTATATCCAAAACCTTCCTCTTAGGACTTTGGATAATGAAGGTAATATTCTAACAACTGTGATGTTCAAAGAGGTAACTCTCACTTCCTTCTCTGAGCTTAATTTAAACTACACTCAAAATGCACCTTCCGTGTACACCTTCAATGTCGGATTCAAATGCAACTACTTGGGTCTAGATCTTGAAATTGGTAGGGAGAGGTAAGATATATAGAATACAAAAAATACTAAGGTATGAAGAAGTTCTCAGATTTAACCAAAATTAACGAAATGAAATATGGTCAGCCAATGTACGGAGAGGATGACCTAAAGCAACATATGAAGGATCTTTTAGTCGCTGCATCTGGTAACGACCAGAGGGTTCTAAATGATATTGTTGATTGCTTGACTGATGATCAGATGAAAAAGTGTTATGACAAGCTGATCAATGATTACAACTACACTGGAAAGAAAGGTGAGGTTGTAAAACCAACTATGTAACCCACTTCTCCTTGGATAGTATCCAAGGACCGACTCATAAGAGTTTCAGCTCCCTGGTAATGGGGAGCTTTTTTGTGTTGATATATAACTTGTATCTTTAAACACACAAGTTTTGAAAACACTAGTCGGGATAGACTTTTCCCTTAATTCACCAGCATTCTGCATTTTGAGAGATAATCAATTCACTTGGGGATCTCTGACCAGAAGTGATCGTACAGAAGATTCCTTAAAAAAGAATTCTAAAAAACCTTACTCTGTCTTATCTGAGGATAAATCCGAAGATTATGTCCTAATGTTTATGTCAAAGGATAAAATGCCAGACGACTACTCCGAGAGAGAAAGGATAAAAATAGATTATTTCCAAGAACTTGTCGATGTGTTTTGGTCCGAGATTGAGAACCTCTGTGGTGGAGATGACATTGTGGTAGCTATGGAAGGACTCAGCTTTGCTTCGAACGGAAATGCTTTAATAGATATTTCCATGGCAACTGCTCTTCTAAGGAAAAAAATAGTGGACCACACAGGAAGTGATAATTTCTATGTGTATTCTCCCACATCTGTGAAAAAGTTTGCTTACAAGGGAAATGCAAAAAAACACGAACTCTATAATTCTTTAATAGAGCACAGATTTCCAGAAACTAATCTGAAGTCATTCACTACTATTTTAGAAGAAAACAAGGATGAATGGATAACTCCTTCTGGCAACGTAAATAAGCCACTTGACGATATTATTGATTCAACTTGGATATGTTTGTTTTTGCATGACTCAATCAAAGAAGATTAATATACTCATTCCTCTTGGCGGTGCTGGAAGGAGATTTACTGAAGTAGGGTATAAGCAGGTAAAGCCTTTTATAGATGTAAAAGGTGAAACTATGATTAGGTCAGTTATCAAAAACCTGAACCATAGAGATGCACACTTTATATTTGTTGTAAATGAGGAGTATATCTCCCCTAAGGAGTTTAAGTCCCATATAGAAGATGTGGGGATTTCCTATGAAATTTTCTCAACCCCAATCTTGACTCAAGGACCTGCTTCAACAGTTCTAATTGCCAAAGAAGCTGTAAATAATGAGGTCCCTCTCATTGTTGTAAACTGTGATCAAATTATCCTGGATTTCGATTTGGATCATTTAATGAACTTTGCAAATTCAACGGGATGTGATGGATTGTTAGGATGTTTTCTTTCTTCCTCTAAGAAGAACAGCTACGTAAAACTTGATCCCAATGGTGAGGTTTGTGATGTAAAGGAGAAGATTGTTATTTCCAACATAGCTACAAATGGATTGCATTTTTGGAAGCATGGTGAATATTTTGTCTCCAGTGCAGAACAGATGATAGAATCTAATGACAGATACAACAACGAATTTTATGTTGCCCCCACCTACAATTATCTCATAAAAGATGGAAAAAAAATATTGCCTTTCTTCTATAATCTTCACTTTCCAATAGGAACCCCGGAGGACCTGGAAAGATTTTTAACGATAGTGTAAATGGAGGTTTTTAGAATAGAAGAAATGAAAGATGGATGGTACGCTGGTAATTTTTCCCCGTCAGCATACCAAACAGAACAATTTGAGATTTGCTACAAAAAGCATTTTAAGGGTGAAAAATGGCCAAAGCATTATCACAAAGAGGCAGACGAAATTAATTATCTTAGATCGGGTAAAATGATAATACAAGGCAGGGAGCTGAGTGCTGGAGATATATTCATCTTGAGAAAAAACGAAATTGCTGATCCTGTTTTTTTGGATGACTGCGAGGTCTTTATTGTAAAATCACCTTCTGTACCGGGTGATAAATTTGTGATTGAATGATTAGCATTTTTAAGGATAGGAGTGAATTCGATATTGCTGACTATTTTGTGGTTAGGTATTATTTGGAAGCTAAAACTTCTTTGAGAGATGCCTCTTGGAATTTGGCTATCGGTCAAAGTATAGGTAACCCGACGAATCGCAGTGAATGGGAAACTGATGAAATGTTTGAAAATCACAGTTGTTTCATTCTTGCTTCTGAACAAGATCTTAGCCAAAAAAAAGATGGTGAAGTTGAAATTGCTTTCCCCTTGGCAAACCTTAATTTGGAGGAGGATGGGATATCACAGATCCTTTGCCATATAGCCGGTGGACAAGTCGATATAGAAGAGGTGAAGCAGTGTCATGTTTTGGATATTGTACTGCCTCAAGAAGTTGAAGACTCTTTTTCTTTGAAACCTGCTTACGGGATTAATGGATGGAGAAGATTCAACGGAGTTGATGACAAGCCTTTTCTAGGTGGAATAGTTAAGCCTAAAGTAGGCATGTCCCCTGAGGTATTGCTAGAAGCTGTTAAAGAGATGGTTTATGGTGGGGTCAACTTTATTAAAGAGGATGAGCTCCTAGCAAACCCTTCTCACTGTCCGCTAGAACAAAGAGTGCCTTTAATTTCATCTTGGTTAAAAGAAAATGCTCCTGATGTGATCTATTGTTTCTGTATAAATGGTGATAGCCCATATGCTTTGGAAAGAGCTAAATTTGTAGCAGATAATGGCGGAAATGGTATTCACATTAATGTTTGGAGTGGATTAGGCGTATATCGTGCTATCAGAAAGCAAAATCCTAATCTTTGGATACACTTCCAAAAAAGTGGTGATAAATTTTTTACGGATAGAAGATCTCCAAACCATATTTATTGGCCTGTTTTATGCAAGATTGCTGGATGGTCTGGGGTTGATTCTATTCATGCTGGAATGATTGGTGGTTATATGAACCAGGACGAGGAAGAGATTCGGGATACCCTAAGGGTTCTTTGGAACTATAACATTGTACCTGCTCTTAGTTGCGGAATGCATCCGGGTCTAGTCCAGTACATTAACGAAACAATTAGCAGTTTTGATTGGATGGCTAATGTTGGTGGAGCAATGCACGGACATCCACAAGGCACAAGGGCAGGTGCACTGGCAATGAGACAGTCCATAGACCAAGACTATGATCATCCAGAATATACAATAGCAATAAAAAAGTGGGGAAACAAATGTTTTTCTGAAGATTTGGATTACAGAATTTTCTAGCATGAGGCTTATATCGCATAGAGGAAATCTAAACGGACCGAACCCATCAAGGGAAAATAGACTGGATTACATACAAGAAGCATTGGATATGGGCTATGATGTTGAGATTGACGTCTGGATATCTGATACCTCCATATACTTGGGTCACGATTTACCGGAAACTAAAGTTCCCCTTGAATGGCTGCTGGAAAGGTCAGAAAAACTTTGGATCCACTGCAAAAACATAGCAGCTATGGTTTATCTTAAGGAGTATGGTGAACTCAACGTTTTTTGGCACGAAGCGGATAAGATTACTTTAACCTCCAGATCATTTATCTGGGCTTTTCCTGGTATGCAGCCAATAAACAAAAGCATTGCTGTTTTGCCCGAAATGTATGACGAACCAGTAGACAATTGCTGTGGGGTTTGCTCAGATTACATCTCAAACTATCGATGAAAGTAGCATTACTCCTTCCTGGTCAAATAAGAGATGCAGATAACACTTTTCCGAACATCAAGAAAAGTATATTGGATAAATTTGACGTTGATGTTTTTATTTCCACCTGGAACCCCTCGAAAGAAATTAAAAACTCACTGCACGCGGATACCAAAGATCTTGAAGATCGTATAAACATAGATGCTCTTATGCGTCTTTATTCTCCTGTCCAGATTAGGACTGACAATTTCGATAGTGATGGTATACAAAAAATCATAGATAGATCTTGGTCCTATGAATCCTTTGGCCCACAGACTGGAGAAATAAGTCCAGTTTCTGTTTTTCTCATGTGGTACAAGATAAAACAATCTTTCATGTTAATGAAAGACTATGAGGAGATCTTAGGAGAAAGATATGATTATGTCATAAAAGGAAGGATGGACATCCAGATATTGAATGCTCTAGAACTGGACAAGAATCCCCAAAAGATCTGTGTCCCTCCTGGTTTTGATTGGAAAGGTGGTGTCAATGATATTTTGGCTTGGGGAGGTAGGGATGCAATGGAGCATTATTGCAAAATGTTTGATTACTTGGATGAATATATTTTGTCTGGGATCTACTTTCACCCAGAAACTTTATTAAGGCACCATATAGAAAGTTCTGAATTTATTTTATCTAGGCCTTTTGTTAAGGTGATGCTCCGGGATAAGAATGTTTGGGAGACCGAGGTGTCAGATAATGAAATAGATGAAAAAAGTTTTGGATATATAGAGTCTAGGGGAAACATTTGGGACACTTAGAGATTAAATAAAGGATTTAAAAATAATTAAAGGAATCATGAGTAATTTAGACATTTTCAATTTGGATGCGGAAGCATTCGTAACGAAAACAAAGAAGGAGAATTCAGAGGGAACAGAATTTTACAAACCATATCCGGAAAACGGAAAGGATGGAGTTTATAAATCGCTGATCCGTTTTCTCCCCAACCACGTCGATCCGACGAAATCAAAAATCCACAAGTACTACGTTTATCTAAACGATCCAACAACGGGAGATGGATTCCCAGTTGACTGTCCGTCAACAGTAGGAAAAAAATCTGTACTTAAGGATATGTTCTGGAAGTTGAAAAATTCACATTCAGCTGCAGATCAAGAGCTATCAAGAAGTTTTTCTAGAAAGGAAGACTATTACTCTCTCATCCAAATTGTACAGGATAAGCACAATCCTGAACTTGAGGGTAAAATTATGATCTTCAAATTTGGACGCAAGCTAAATGATATGCTCGAAGCACAGCTTAAGCCTGAGTATGGAGATTCGTGCAACCCTTACGACCTTTTCGAAGGTAAACTTTTCTCAGTTCACACAAGAAAAGTTGGTGAGTGGAACAACTACGATCTTTGTTCATTTGTTGGAGATAGAACTCCTATCGAAATCAATGGCAAAAAGATGGAGAAAAATCAGGATGACATGAATGCAATCATGGAGTACCTTAAAACAGGTCCTGACAACCTCACCCAGTTTGAATATAAAGATTGGGACGATAACACTACTCAAAGGGTTATGAATGTGATTAAAAACACAGTTCCAGATGGAAGGCTAGTTAATGAGGTTTTAGGAGGTGCAAACCAGACTTCGACCCCATCGTCATCTAGCTCAACGAATGACTTTTACAACGAGGCTTCATCAACTAAAGTAGGCTCTGAACCTGCAAAGGAAGATAAAGGCATTAGTCAGCCATCAGCACCTGAAACATCTTCGTCTCTAGACGACCTATACGCAGATCTCTAAATCTACCTTGAATGGGGGCTAAGCAATAATCATTGCTGCCCCCTTTCTTTTTTAACTGTAAATAAAGGATTGATATGGATTTGGGTAGAATTAGGGAGCTTTTAGAAGATATCTTAAGGAAAGAATTTGCTGGTAATATTGGAAAGCAAAAAATCTATGAAGCCGGTAATAGGCTGAACATTTCTTGTCCCTATTGTGGGGATAGTTCTAATCCTAGAAAGAAGAGGGGGAATTTTTACATTGATACCCTTACTTACAAGTGCTATAATGGAGGATGTGGGATCTATAAGGACGCATATTCTATGTTCCGTGATTTTCATGTTGCGTCAAAGCTTGAGGGTGATGAAAAGAGGGATATAATCGATCTCATTAAAAAGGGGAAAGAGAAGAGACAGACGATATACGGAGATGTCGACATTTCCCTTTTCTTCGATACGGATTTTAAGTCTGTTGTTATTCCGAGGGATAAGTTCGTACATGATATGAACCTCCAGGAAGTAAAGGGATCAAAGATGGAAAGATATCTAATGAGGAGAAACCAACAGGCTGATGATAAGTTTGCTTGGGATCCCAAAAGTGGCAAACTTTATCTTTTCAATTTATCCAAGGATAACGAGATTCTAGGTTTGCAGTTTAGAAATATGGATTCAACGTATGGATCTAAATATTACACGTACAAGCTCAGTGGTATTTGGGAAAAACTCCTCAAGACCAATGACCAGAATTTGATAGAAGAGGCAAAAAAGATAGATCCTGTATCCTTTGTTTTTAATGTAGGCAGGATTTCTTTTGATCGGACCATAACTATCTTCGAGGGACCAATGGATTCCTGGCTCTGGAAAAATTCGGTTGCACTTTGCTCTATAGAAAACAAATTCCCATTTGATGTTGAGAATGTGCAATATTGGTATGACTGGGACAACGCAGGAAGACAGAAGCATTCTGAGCTTTTATCTGCGGGTAAAAAGGTGTTTAATTGGAAGAAGTTTTTAATGGATCACGAACTTCCGATAAATAGGAAATGGGACTTAAACGACCTTGTGAATTTTCTTCGAGCGAAGAGAATAAAAATAAGGAGATTGGATAACTACTTTACCGAGGAGATACTTGATTTATCCGATTTCATATATGCATGAGATGCCAACTATAGATCAAACACAGGAGTGGGAGGAAAGCTTAAATTCTGAAGAGGGTGAGGTAAAATTTCCCATATCTTTTCTTGACAGGTTTAACGAGGAAGAGATTAGAATAGAAGCATCCAATATTGATATAGGTCCACCGAGGCTTAAGAAGTCCTCGGTAAAGGAAATAAAGTTAGGGAAAAAGACTAAAAACAAGGGCAACGAATTATTCTAATATGTCAGAGCAACAAAAAACCGATTACAGTAAGCTTTTCGAAAGGGAAAGAGCTGAATGGAAAGAAAAAATCCAAGTGATATCTTTGAGCCTAAAAAACATTAGAACAGTTGCTGAAGCACAAGTGGATTTGTTTTCCAATAGACAAATACTATTGGAATACAGCTATAAACTTGCTCAGATTGTTAGTAAGCTTGCTACTAAGGAAAGAAAGCTGAGAGCTTCCAAACTAAGAGATTATACGGTTAACAGTGATGTGAGATATGGATCTAATGAGACTAAATTACTTATTGAGGGAGATGTTGCCGATGTTGTGGAAAAAATACAACTAGTGGAAGGACACCGCAAATTTATTGACCAAACAATCCAGACTGTTGATCACATGCTCTATGGTATTAAGTCAAGGATTGCTCTTGAAGAATATCTTAGAGCTAGCACGATAAAATAAGATAGGTAGATGATCAAATTTAACGTATCTGAGGATCAACAATGGCTAATACTCGCTCAATCAAATGATGAGATAGAAAAAAGGCAAATTGAGATCTCTTTAACCAAGAAAATACACAATTGGTATTTTCACCCGCTAGTTAAGAAGAAGATCTGGGACGGTAATATTTGCTTTATAGAAAAAAGAGGGCCATTTTGGAAAGTCCCAGTTGGGCTCTGGAGGGAGGTTCTGGAGATAGGTAAAGAGTTTGGTATAGACATCGACATTGAGGGCCTTGATAAGATAATACTCAGCGACTTAACTCTGGAAGAGTTCCAAGAATGGGTAGACGGGTTCTTTGCAGATAAGGATATTACTCCCCGTGATTATCAGGTTGAAGCTGCATGGAAAATCGTAAAGTATAGGTATTCTGTATCTGAGATTGCTACCTCCTCTGGTAAGACACTTATATCCTTTATGATATTTGCTTTTCTTAAGCAGAGGGGACTGATTAGAAAGTTCTTAATGATTGTACCAAACACTAACCTAGTCTTCCAAGGAAACGATGACTTTATAGATTATGGCATTGGCGAACTTGGTGTGAGAATCCAGCAAATTGGAGGTGGTAGTAAGCTTAGAGAAGGGTGTGATCTTATAATAGGTACTTTCCAATCTTTGGTTAAAAAAGACGAAGATTTCTTCGAGGAGATTGATGCAGTTTTCGTTGATGAAGCACACCACACAAACTCCATGTCAATTAAGAAGATTGTTGCTAAGTGCATGCACAGTAAGTGGAGGTTTGGTCTAACTGGGACACTTACTAAAAGGGGATCAGCTGACCATTTAACCATACAGCAATTTTTGGGACCTGTTGTCGTTGAGATCTCACCGGATTTCCTTTTCAAAAATAAACATGCAACCCCGGTCCATATCAAAGTGGTAAGAATGAATTGGCTGGATGACGAGATTAAGGGAAAACTAGCAGACCTCAAAGCTAATTCACAAAATCTCGAGGGAAATGAGCTTTATAACCTTGAAAGAAAACTTGTAATCGAAAGCGAGAAAAGACTTAATTACGTAGTTGAATTCATATCTAAAACATCTAAGAATTCATTGGTCCTGTTCCAATCGGTAAAGGACGAGTATGGTAAGCAGATATGGAATAGACTCAGGGAGGTAACCAACGATAAAGAGGTCTTTTACGTCGATGGGGATACAGACGAATCGCTCAGGGAAGAGTATAAATCTAGGATGGCAAATGGGGAGAATAAAATCCTAGTTGCAACATATGGTACTTTTTCTACGGGTATCTCTATTAACAATCTTCACAACATTTTCTTAGTAGAGTCTTATAAGAGCGAGGTTCTCATTAAGCAGAGCCTCGGTAGGGGAATGAGAAAAATGGACGGAAAGGAAAAAGTTAACGTGATTGACTTTGTGGACGATTTTTCCTCCCCAAAATACAAGAACTACCTGATTAAGCACAGCGAAGCAAGGATTGAGATCTATAAAAACGAAAAGTTCAAGTATAAGATCTTTAATGTTAATCTCTAACCATTTGTCCGATATATAGGATAAATGAGGAAGAAAATGGATAACATAAAAGATTTTCAAAGTTTTCTCAACGAGAATATTGAAAGAAGAGAACCATATTCTGCTACTGAGTGGATCAAGCAGAAAAGGAGAAGTATAGAGGCAGAAACAGGCGCTGAGAAAATCTACCAAATGACTTATGATGAAGGGGGTGCTTTGCAGAGACTTGTAAAAGGTGCTGTTGAAGGACTTAGAAGCCTAGGACAAGGAATTGCTGATCTATTCGATTCAGGTAAGGCAGCAAGCATGGATATTGAGGGTCTTAGTAAAAATAAAGATCAGGTTTTATCTAGATGGGGAGATTCAATTAGAGCTTCTGGAAAAAACAAAAGGGGAGAATATGAAACCTTTTATAGGGATGCTATCCGTAAGGGCAAGTCAACTTTTGGTAAAGACTTTGATATCAACAACCCCCAGGGAAGAGACCAGCAACTTTACAGGGATTATGTCTTTTCTGCCACAGACTATTTTGATTTAGGAAGATGAGAAACGTGCTAAAATTCGGAGATTACGTTTCGCTGTTCGAAGGTGGAGCTGCGATAAAGGAATCTAGGAGGATAAAGGAGAGTGAGGTTCCAAAAACCATGGAGTCCATCAAAGAAATTCTTTTCCCTCTGCTTGGTGGTGGGGAGGTAGACAAGGAATATCTTATCATTGGTAGCATTGGTAAAAAGAAAGATCAAAATGACACATCTGGTGATATTGATCTTGGTATAGATAAAAAGTTCCTCTCTAAGAAGCTGGGTGTTTCTGAAGATGATGTTCTCGGAGCTTTATACAAAAATCTTTCGGAGACCTTACACAACAAACTTGGCTTTGTACCAGATATGAAATTGATGAGAGGAATTAACGTTCTCTCGATTGGTTGGCCTATAGAGGGTGACGCTGAAAATGGTATAGTTCAATTAGATCTTATTCCAATTTCTGATATGGAATGGGCTAAGTTTATATTCTATTCCCCAGATTACAGAAAGAACGAAAGTAAATACAAGTCGGCTCACAGAAACTGGCTTTTCCAAGCAATTCTTTCAGCACTAAAGGAAGTAATTTCTAAGGACGAAAATGGTGAACTGGAGGATTTTTATTCTTATGCTCTGAGGTTAAGCGATGGGATTTACAAAAATAAGAAGTCTTTTAGGGGTGCTACAAAAAGACTAAAAAGTCCTAAAACGGTTAAAGGAGAAAGCACTTTGGTAACTAGAGATCCCGACGAGTTTGTTGAGATGATGTTTGGTGGTGGGATTAAGAAGGAGGATCTAAAATCTTTTGAGGATGCTTGGAAGTTGGTTTCTTCTCCAAACTTTGTCCATGCTGACAAGAGGGACGAGATCAGGGACGATCTGGAAAGATATTTAACAAACGGTGGATTTGAAATCCCCACTGAGATCAAATAATGGAGTTTACACAAAAACATAACGATTTAATCTACGGCGCCTTGGAGGTTTTCTTAGAAAAGGATTCACCTTCCCTAGTAGCGAGGGAAGAAGATGGACTTATTTCTTTTTCTACCGTACTTGGTTTAAGTGGTGTAATTGAGAAGGAAGAGGATGGAAGTGCTAATGTATTTTTAGAGGGTCAAAAGTACTATGAAATTGAGAAAGAGGTTTTCCATCTAATAGAGAATAGAAACGATGCCCCAGAGGTTGAGTCTCTATTGGAAGAGTTGGCTATAATACATCAGATGGAATTACAGGAAAGATCGAAAATTCTTATAGAAACGATCATAAGAGGTTTAGCAAAACTTATAGTGGACCAAAAGGTAACTGTCGGAGTTGATATCCAACTTGGACCTGTACTTATTAAGAACACCGATGACATGGGGAACGTAAAAATTCTATTGAACTAAGAGGATGGCTGGGATAAATCACTTATACGACATTTACAATAAGAAGGGATCTGACTTTGTCAATCAGCTTTTTAATCGTTACGTAACCATCAACGAAAAGATGGACGGCTCGGCTTTCTCTTTTGAAAGAGATAAGGAATCCGGAAATTTCCGTTTTTATAGGAGGGATCAAAGAAATCCTATAACTTTAGTGGACAGGACTCTCATGAAATATTACGAGAAGCCAATCCAGTATATCGAATCTCTCCCTCCAAACATACTTGAAAAAATACCTAGAGGATGGAGATTCGGGCTGGAATATTTTTCAAACACCAAACCTGTAGAGATCTCATACGATAGATTGCCAAAGAATAACTTGATTCTTTCTTATATCCACAAGATGGGTACTGGAGGTAAGATAGAAAGCACTATCCAGGATAAAGGGGAATTAGATAATTGGGCAGATCTGATTGGGGTTGAAAGACCACCAATTGTTTTTCAGGGAGTTCTAGACGAGGATCAGAAATCTGAACTTATGGAGTTTTTGAACACCCCGTTCAAGGATCTTGTCGAAAGATTCAAAACTCAATCTTTTGTTAGGTTTGTTATTAAGACCCTGAACCCAGAGTTAACCAAAACTGCTCTCAACGATGACCTAGATAAGGACGTCGAGGGAATAGTTTTTAGATTTGGAGAGCCTGATGGGGATAGTGATACTGTTTTAGCTAAAATGGTAGATCCAATATTCACCGAGATTGCTAAGCAAAAGTTTGCTGACAAAAAGAGCAAAAAACCTTCTGATTTTCTAGGTATTACGCTGCTTGACGTAATGAATTTCATTTTGGAGAAAGATCTTTCCGAATTTGAAGTTGAAGGAGAGTCTGAGGACGAGAGATACATTTCCTTTATGGGAGACGTTTTTGTCAAGTTCCTTGATGAATACGAGGAAAAGTATAAGGGTACTGATTTCGAAGAACCAGATTACCTAAAAAGAGAAGAATTTAGGTTAAACAAGGAAAAAATTAAGGATAGAAGAGTTCTTAAGTATGTTGAAAAAGACGACTCGTTCGAATCTCTATTCAAACTCATTCTTAATTCCTTCAGAAAAATAAAAACCAGAGCTGGTGGAATAATCACAGCTGGTATGAAGGACCAAATGAATCTTTTGATCAAAGACATTAAGGACTACATCAAAAAACCAGAGAAGAACGTAAACGAATCTAGGTTTATTAGCTTCGGTGAATTTAGGAAGGAGAACACCCCCTCTGTAGAATACCTACAGGAGGAGGATGATTCGGATACAAGTGATGATCCTTTTTTCTCATACCGTGAATTCATCAGCAAACTTGAGACTATTGATAACGAGGAGTTACCAAACGAGGTAGAGATTCTTAAAGAGGACGATACCGAGGAAAGAAAGCCGGTAAATGTTATAATGGGTAGATTTCAGCCTTTCCACCAGGGACACCTCAAGATGGCAAAGGATCTTATGGAGAAAAACGATTTGCCGTCATTCGTTGTTGTAGTTTATCCTGGCCACAACAAGTCTGGAAAATCTCCATTTGATGAAGAATCTATCAAAAGATACATGGATGCGATAGTTGCCAACAATGAAGAGATAGAAGGCTATGTTCTTGCTACTCGGGGACTTCTTGGTTCTGCCATTGCAAGACTAATAGATATGGGATATGATCCTAAGTTAATTGGTGCAGGCCCCGACCGAATAGATGACTATACTAAGCAGATAGACTATGTTAAGATGTCTGATATAAAAGACAAAATAAGCGATGACCTAAGCATAGTAGAAACCCCAAGGGTAACGAGTGGTACCGAAGTTAGGCAAGCTATGAAAGACCAGGATTTTGCCAAGTTTAAAAAGATGGTTCCAAAAGAGGTCTCAAACCTTTATAATGACCTCATTACAAGCGTCAGGGACTGATATATAAAAAAATACAAATAAACCAGTGGATAAAAGAATACAGACCTTCTCAGACTTCCTAAAGGCTTCTTCGATTAACGAGGGAGATGGATTTGGTACATACCCTTTCTTGTTAATAAAGGATGGCGATATTTACAACTATCTTTTCCAGCTAGAGCTTGAGAATGGCTCTCAGAAAGGATTCATGCTAGTAGTTGGTAAATATTCTCAGTATGAGACAATGGAGGGACCTAAAAACTCTTACGCAGTTCTAAACATAAATGAGATAGCTCCTGAAATTATAGAGGATATTGCTATCAAGAAATCTGAAATCCCCGATCTAAATGATGCTAAGTTTAATCTTAAGGACAATGATCTAAGCAGATTTTTAGAGCAGATATCTAAGGCTTTATTAAATTATCTTGAGAAAAATCCAAAAGTAATTCGTATATTTGACGAAATGCAGGATAATATGGATATCGAAAACTATGAAGAAATGGTAAAATCAGTTTTACTTTCCTTCCTAGGTCCAGAATGGGCAATTCAGGAAGGATCTCACAAGGGAACATTCATAATCAGTAGATAATCCAAATCGAAACATTTACTCTTAACAATCCTATAAATAAGGAAAATTTAAACAATTATGGAAAATTTCGATCGAATCAAAGAAGTTATGGAAGCTGCAGAAGCCGACGTAGCAAAGTTTGTTGAAAAAGGCAATAAGGCAGCTGGAACAAGAGTTCGCCAAGCCATGCAAGAAGTTAAGAAGCTTGCTCAACAAGTAAGGTTGGATGTTCAGGAGATGAAGAACAACTCTTAAGAAACCAAACTACAAACAGATATTAGGCAGCCCTTCCGGCTGCCTTTTCTGTGTACATGGAAATGGAATAAAACCATCTAATTGATATATAAGATGTAAATTTTATACACATGGGATATTACGTAGCAAAAGTTAGTTTTGAATCAACTGAAACCAAAAGAAATGGTGATCCAGTAATTCACAAATCAGAATTTCTAGTTGCAGCTGAGTCTGTGCTAGAGGTTGAGACAAAAGTAGCAGAGTTCCTTGAGGGAACCACTGGATTCTTTGAAACCACACAGATTTCAAAATCCAAAATTGAAGCAGTTATAGAATAATGGCAAATACCGGCAGCTATATTCCCCCACAATCCCCCATTGCTATCCAGCCTGGAGACAAGGGATTTGAGATAGTTGGGAAGGGTTACAATAGATGGCTTTGGACATTCCCCGATTGGAAGAAGGGAAAGAAGAAGATAATTAATCCTGCAACTAACTGGGAATTGAACGCAAAGCCAATGAGTCCTGCAGAGATAAAGAAAAAGATGAAGGGTCTTTATCTCCAAGAAGACTCTGACGAAAGGATTGAAGGCGGCATTTCCCCTGGAAAAAATCTAAGAGATATCGCTATTATGCATACCTACGACGATTCGATGGATCACGTGGACCGTGAAGCTATAGAGAAAATGCTTTCTCACCTGGAGAAACAGCTTCAAATGGGAATTGGTGTAGAGATGGAACATACAGACGATGAGGCTCTGGCTGCTGAGATCGCTAAGGATCACCTGGTGGAAGATCCAGACTATTATACTAAGCTTCAAAAAGTTGAAGAGAGTATGAAAATTATCATACCTTTCGAAAAATATAAGATTTAAAATGCCATCAGTAAGTAAAGCACAACAGGCAATTATGGGTCAAGCTTGGGCTCTTAGACAAAATGAGCTAAAGCTAAAGGATATCAATCCCAGATACAGAAAAGAAATCGAAAAGATTGCTTTTGGTTACAAGGACAAGGACGGAAAGTTTATTGCACCTATGACTGACAAGGAACTTAAAAAGTTTGCAAAAACAAAATCTAAGGATTTACCCGAGAACGTAAAAGACGGTAAACCGGTGAAGGAGGAAAAATTCACTCCGGGGATAACCAGTTCTAAGGGAGTTCCATCCTTTACACCTAGTATTACTTTTGGTGGAGAAATTAAACCCATTATACCTTATCTAGACACGGATGCAAAAAAAGAGAAGCCCGGGAAGAAAAACCTAGAGAATCTCAAGGATTATAGGGACTGGATAAAGGAAAGAAAGAAGTCATGATAAATCTTTTTGAGTTTGATAAGTATGATCCTAAATCTGAATATCTTGAGGATGAAAGGAGAAACATAGATCTGGATAAGATAAGAAAGTCTGATGCTTATATGGATATTTTAGACCTCGGTTTTTCCGATGAAACCTCGGATCAACAGGAACTAAACAATACACTCAAATTCAAAAGAAAGAATCAGCCTGAGGTAAAGGGATATGGTGAGGTATTTTACACTATACACCCAACAGGTGTAATTCGTCGCTATAACCCAATCAAATCAAATGAAACCCCAGAGGGACAAGGAAATACTATTAGGACTTATCCATCACCTTTCAGAAACGGTAAGGAATATAAAAAGGCATTAAGATACCTCTTTAATTATCTACGGAGAAAGGAATTAAGGAAAGACTATAGATAAATATAGAAACAACTTAAAGAATACTAAAATGGGATGTGGATGCAATAAAGGGTCAAGGAGTGAGACAAACACTCAAACTACAAAGCAATACGATGACCTTTCTGGCAAGTTTATACTTGACACACAGGGTAACAAATTTCTTGTAACTTCGCCAATATATGATGCTTATAAGGATATTGTTGGATACACTGTCAAGGACGAGCAGGAAAACTCTCTTAGAATATTTGCAAAGAATGTTCAAAAAATACTAGATTAAAATGGATTCAATGTACTATCCAACTGGAAATTCAACTAACGGACGAACGCTAGTTTGTTTGTGCTGCGAGGATGTTCCGGTAATGGAAGACCAGGAAACTCCGGATGCTATGGAACTTAAAATCAAGGAATGGTTGGATGAAAACGACTATTGCGTTGAAAAATGGCAAATGGACGAAGAAATGAAAAATTGCGGATGTGAAGGGTATGAACTCCAAGAAATGGATGGAGGAGCACCTGCACCAGCCGGAGATGGTGGCGGAGCATTCGCTACATTAGGAACTACCCAAGGAATGGGAAATGTTGAAGCACCTTCATCTGGTGGTACTAATGCAGATTTTTATAGTGGAGCAGTTGGATCCGGAGATAAGTTCCCTTCGCTTACGGTAGGAACACCTGCTGCTAAAGGAGGTTCTAGAGGTTCTTCTAAAAAGAAGAAAAAGAAAGACAAGGTTGTTAAAAGCTTTGAGGATTTCAAGAAAATGATGAAATCTTTGCAGAAATAAGACAAAAAGTCATAACTGTTTGCAAAAAGGTGCCAAAAAGGCACCTTTTTCTTTGCTTTTTATTAGTGGAACAGGATTTGAAATATTAGTAATAAAAAAACAGATTATGAACAGAACAACTTTTTACAGTCCTCTAGAAATGATGGAAAGGATTTTCCACAACACAAATCCTGTTATTCAAAGTAGAAACTACTTTGTGGACGAGAGGGATGGAGAGTATGCTTTAGAAATACCGGTCCCTGGTTTTTCTAAAAAAGACATCTCGGTTGATGTCGAAGGAAACTTTTTGGTCATAAGCGGTGAAGATAATGAATCATATTGGACAGATGACTTCACGAAGAAATTCAAACTTCCCAATGAAGCTGATCCAGAATTGATTAAAGCGAAGATAGAAGACGGTGTACTTAAGGTTTCAGTGGGTAAGAAGAAAGAGTCAATGCCTAAGAAGATTAAAATCTCATAAGTTCCGAAATTTTTCTTACTTTTATAAATATTAAAGCTCGATCACTAAAGATTGAGCTTTTTTATTATGTCAAGGGAAAAAGAAATATTCGAAAGATTCGCAATTGAGATTGCACAAGAAATCATTAAGAAGGAAGAAAATCCAGACTATGAGATAATTCTGGATAGAAAGTCTGTTATAAGTAAACTTTCATCTATCATGGGACAAGAATATCCAGAAACAGCCTCTCAGTTTGATAAGAGAATAAATGATCACCTAAAAAGATTAAGGAGAAATCTATAATGGAAAGGCTTATACAGGAAGATTACTTAGATAGCCCTTGGAAGATGACCGTAATATGTATACTGCTAAACCAAACCACTAACCAGCAGGTAAGAAAAATTTTAGATCCTCTTTTTGATCTAATACAATCCCCAGAGAAATGCTCTGGATTGAACCCAGACCAGATCTATCCAGTAATTAAAGGAACTGGCTTTGGAAACGTAAAATCTAGGAGGATAATCTCTATGAGTCAAAAATGGATCGACGGATTTAAAGACGTCCAAGAATTACCTGGTGTTGGAAAATACGCAAAAGAGTCCTGGGAAATTTTTGTGAATGGAAAAACAAATTTTACTCCAAGTGACAAAAAATTAAGGATGTACCTAGAGGGATTGAATAGTCTCTAATAGAGCTGGATGTGGTGGACAGCTCAATCTATCAATTCTTACATTGCTATGAGACCAAAGACCTTGACCCCCTAATAAAGCATTTTCTGACAGTTCAAATCCACCAAAATCACCAAACTTCAGGATTTCTTTCTGAAGACCCCTTTTAAGATCTATTTCATATTTTTCGCTAAGGTATTTAAGTAAACCCTTTAGTGATTCTATTTGAGCTTTTGAATAACTATGAAAATACTTACTGCCCCTGAAAGGTGATTCAAGCTCTGTAACTTGATTTTTACTTATCTTAACGTGACTTGATGTGTAGAAATCTCCATCCTCTGTTTTTATAAGAGGACCGTAGTTACATATGTCGATGCCTATACTCTTTTGGTTTAGGAAGGTGTTATTTTTTGCTTTTATGAATAGATGGTGTGACCACATAGATTCTTTAAAAGCTCTATAAACTATCCCATCATACTTTTTATCTTTCCCGTCGGGAGATATACCACCAATTACGAATGCACTAGAGGATCTTATTTTGTTGGTAGAATTTTTCCTGTCTCTTCCCCAGTATTCAATCAGCCAATCAGGCCTATAATGTCCAGACGAATCCCTTAGGAAAATGGAATCCTTCGGGTGTGGTTGTTGATAATATGCACTTTCGGAAAGTGGATAATCAATATATTCCAATCCTTGATACTTATTTTTCTTCGGAGGTTTTGGCTGTTGGTGAAAGTTCCTCGTGTATTCTCTTTTTCAAATACTTGATAACATCCTTAGGTGCCTCTCCATTTTTAACCATATTCGTGAATTCCTCCTCCTCTGCTAACGTATCTAAATAGTTGTAAAGATCCGTACTTTGAAACATTGAATCCACTACCTGTGGGGTTTGTGTATAAGCGGGTCTATAGTTTCTTGAGTTAACATTATCCTTGTACCATTCACCAGGAACAACCACACTACCAGGTGCTGCTGAAATGTAATATTCATTAAGGAAATTCTCGAAACTTTTGATCCTGCTATCCATAAGTATGTTGTATATATCTTTAGCGATTTTCGCCAAAGGTGTAATCTCAAATTTTATTCCATGATAGTAGACATTGAAAACAAAGGGACTTATCTAAAAGTATCGTCTTTCTCCGAGGAGGGCGATTTAATTTTTGTAGATGTTCCTGTCCCAGAGGAGGAAAGGTTTATCTGGGAAAAATGCTCACCTTCGGATAGAAGAAGGGCATCTGATTGGGAGTCTTGGGATGGAATGCCGGTTAGAAAAGTGAAGACCCAGAAGTATGACAAATACCGAATGGTTCAAATCTTGGAAGAAGCAGACCCAGAGCTTACTAAATCTCTTTGGGATTTCCAAATACCGAAAAAGTACTTTGTGGATATTGAGGTTGAGATGACCGATGAGATGGGAGATTCCCTAGATACCGCTAATGCCAAGAACAAGGTGCTTTCTATCGGTATTGCAACAGATAGGTGTAAATCAATAATTCTAGGGCTTGATCCACTTTCAGCAGAGGAGCAAGCGGACATTTACAAAAAGACCAACGAGTATCTTGAACCGATGGGGGATGAATGGTCTTTTAAATATCACCAGTTTGAATCTGAGTATGATATGCTTTATACCTTCTTTAAGAAGTTGGCCCCTAAAATGCCATTGATAACTGGGTGGAACTGGTTTGGGTATGACTGGCCATATTTGGTGAATAGAGCTAAGAGACTTGGTATCGATCCGAAGGTAATTTCACCAGCTAACTGGCTTATTGGAAAGAAAAATCTTCCTATGCATTTGCTAATGGTCGATTATCTTGAGATCTATAAAAAATGGGATCGGACAATTAAGATCAAGGAGAGCAATAGATTAGACTATGTTGCAGAGAAGGCTACAGGATTAAAGAAGATTGTATATGATGGATCTCTAAGGGACCTCTACCAGTCTGATTTCCCTAAGTTTATCCTTTACAACGTAATTGACTGTGCCCTGGTTCACTATATAGATGTTAAGTTAAAAACCCTTCTAACTTACTTCAAGATAGCAAATTTAAACAGGGTTGAGATCAGTAGGGCACTTTCTCCCGTGTGGGCAACAGAGGTTATGATGCTCAAAAAGTTTTTGGAAAGGAATCAAGTCTTTGTGAATGAGAGAAAAGAAGAAAGCCATGTCAAATTCATTGGTGGGTATGTCAAAGAGCCTATCAAGGGACTTCACGAATGGGTTGCTTGTTATGACTTTGCTTCCCTATACCCAAACACCATTGTGCAATGGGGTATTTCTCCTGAGGTTTATAAAGGTAAACTAGGAAAGGATATATCTGAAGCCAAGGAGGGATGGGTGAAAACCTCTTCGACCGCACTCTTTGGTGGAGACGACGAAAGCCCAATCTTGAAGACAATAATTAAGGACCTATACTCAAAGAGGAAGGCAACAAAAAAGAGAATGCTTGAGTTGCAGATAGAAATTGACGGGTTGGAGAAACAATTGAAAAAATTAACATAGAATTTCCCTAAAATCACCGCACTTTAGGGACCCACTTGATATATAAAAAACCTAGAGACGGGAAGGGATTTTAAAAACTATTGCAAACAAACAAATATGGCAAATACAGACAATCAATGTTCAGACCTACAGATCAAAAATCTTTATCCCGAATCTAAAGATACTCTAGGTGACATTTTAAATCTTCAGGCAGAAACCCAGAGGAATGTTTATGGTTACAACTTCGATGAAATGTCTCTAAGGGACCTAATGGAGTTTTGGCACATGAACAACCACGCACTGATCGACGAAATCCACGAAGCAACCGACGCACTAGGGGGCATCAAGGACGGCAACGGAAACGCTATATGGAAGAGATGGAAAAGTGCATACTCTACATATTCAGACAAATGTTTTTCCGATTTATCCGAATCCGACAAAATGGAATGCAAGTTTGAGATTATAGATATGCTACATTTCTTCATGAACTATGCAGCTTCCATTGGAATGACTTCTCAAGAAATGTACAACATGTACATGAGCAAGAACGAGGAAAATCGTCGAAGACAGGCAAACAATTACTAAACTAAAAAAAACAAAGTATTAAATTATGAAGGAGGACTATTCGCTACCGGAACCGATTTTACAAGAAAATCCCAACAGATTCGTTATTTTTCCCATACAGCATCAAGAGATTTGGGAGATGTATAAGAATCAGGAAGCTTGTATCTGGACAGCAGAAGAGATTGACCTTTCGGCAGATATCGACGATTGGAGAAATAAGTTAAATGATAGTGAAAGACACTTTATTAAGCACGTGTTGGCATTCTTTGCTGCTTCGGACGGTATTGTGAATGAGAACTTAGCTGAAAACTTCGTTAGAGAGGTGCAATATTCGGAAGCTAAATTCTTTTACGGATTTCAAATCATGATGGAGAATATCCACTCTGAAACCTACTCCCTCCTAATTGATACCTATATTTCGGATCCTGCTGAGAAAAAGATGCTTTTCAATGCAATTGAAACCATCCCGGCGGTGAAGAAAAAAGCCGAATGGGCTTTAAAATGGGTTGAATCCGAGCATTTCCAAGAGAGACTAGTTGCCTTCGCTGCAGTTGAGGGTATATTCTTCTCTGGTTCTTTCTGTTCAATCTTCTGGCTTAAAAAGCGTGGATTGATGCCAGGCTTAAGCTTCTCGAATGAACTTATTTCAAGAGACGAAGGGATGCACTGTGATTTTGCAGTTCTTTTGCATAATAATTATCTTGCTAACAAGGTTTCTGAAGAAAGAATTAGGGAAATCATTCTCAGTGCACTTGAGATTGAAAAAGAATTTATTACAGAATCTTTGCCTGTTAAGCTAATTGGTATGAATCAAGATCTTATGAAGCAATATCTAGAGTTTGTTGCTGACAGATTGCTAGTAGATCTTGGATGTTCAAAGGTTTTCAATGCAGAAAATCCATTCGACTTTATGGCAAATATTTCTTTGCAAGGTAAAACTAACTTCTTTGAAAAAAGAGTTGGGGAATACCAAAAAGCAGGAGTGAAGAATTCCTCCGAAAATACGTTCGATATGGACGTAGACTTCTAAAAAAATAAAAGCAAGCATGTACGTAACTAAGAGAGACGGATCCAAAGAAGCGGTAAGATTTGATAAGGTTTCTAATCGCGTAAAAAAGATGACTTATGGTCTAAACAACGACTTTGTTGATTGGATGGGTATTTCACAAAAGGTAATCGCTGGAATATATGATGGCATTTCAACGGGAGAATTAGACAACCTAGCTGCTGAAACTGCAGCATCACTTATTCCAAGCCATCCAGATCATTCCATTCTGGCAGCAAGGATTGCCATTTCTAGATTGCACAAATCAACAAAGAAGAAATTTTCTGAGACCATTGAGGATTTATATTCCTATATTGATCCTGAAACTAATAAGCCTGCAGGACTTATTGGAGATGAAACCTATGAGGTCGTAATGAAGAATAAGAACAAATTTGATTCTGCCATTATACATGATAGGGATTTCAACTTTGAATATTTTGGATTCAAAACCCTTGAAAAAAGTTACCTCCTTAAAATGCATGGAATTCCAGCAGAAACTCCACAACACATGTACATGCGTGTTGCCGTAGGTATCTGGGGAGATGATATTAAAAATGCTCTCAAAACATATGAGCTTCTCTCAACTCATATGATGACACATGCAACCCCAACTTTATTTAATTCTGGTACTAAGAAACCACAGCTATCCTCTTGCTTCCTTTTAACTATGCAGGAAGATTCCATTCCTGGAATCTACAAGACTCTTTCTGATGTTGCGATGATTTCCCAGAATGCCGGTGGTATTGGTCTTGCTATCCATAACGTAAGATCAACTGGTTCTTATATCAGAGGTACGAATGGTAAATCCAATGGTATTGTACCAATGCTTAAAGTATTCAACGAAACTGCTAGATACGTTGATCAAGGTGGGGGTAAAAGAAAGGGATCCTTTGCTATTTACTTAGAGCCATGGCACGCCGACGTTGAGGATTTCTTAGATCTGAGAAAGAACACAGGTAAGGAGGAAAGAAGAGCAAGAGACCTGTTCCTTGCTCTCTGGGTTTCTGACCTTTTTATGGAAAGGGTAGAAAAAGATGAAATGTGGTCTTTATTCTCTCCATCCGAGGTACCTGGACTTCATGAAGTTTATGGGCAGAAGTTCAATGAAATGTACATAGCAGCTGAAGAGGCTGGGAAGGCAAAGAAAACCATTAAAGCGAGAGAACTCTGGGGAAAGATTATCGAGTCTCAAATTGAAACCGGAACACCCTACATCCTTTATAAAGACTCTGCTAATAGAAAGTCAAACCAGCAGAATTTAGGGACCATCAAATCTTCAAACTTATGCTGTGAGATCATTGAATACACAGACAGGGACGAACAAGCAGTTTGTAACTTGGCCTCTATCCCAGTTAACAAGTTCCTGAAGTCTACTGATGCAAGAACATCGAAGATAACTAGGGGTAAGTGTGAGGTCGATCATGATTATCTATATGAAGTAGCATACCAAACTGCTGTAAACTTGAATAAAGTAATTGATGTAAATTTCTATCCTACTGTTGAAACCAGGAGGTCCAATATGAGACACCGTCCAATTGGTATTGGAATTCAGGGATTGGCCGATCTTTATGCAATGATGGGTATTCCATTTACATCTGACGAGGCAAGAAAAATTAACTCGGAATTATTTGAGACAATTTATTTTGCATCAATGACAGCTTCTAAAGATCTTGCTAAGAAATTTGGAGCTTATGAAACGTTTGAAGGTTCTCCGTTAAGTGAGGGTAAATTCCAATATAACTTATGGCAGGTAAACGACGAGGATCTTTCTGGAAGATGGGATTGGAAAAAACTTAGGAAGGATGTTATGAAGCATGGGGTTAGAAACTCTCTTCTTCTTGCACCTATGCCAACAGCTTCAACAGCTCAAATTATGGGTAACAACGAAGCGTTTGAACCTTTTACCTCTAATATTTACACTAGAAGGACACTAAGTGGCGAGTATGTTATAATCAACAAGCACCTAGTTTCTGATTTGATTTCTCTAGGACTTTGGAATGAGGATATGAAGAATATGATTATCATCCACAAAGGATCTGTACAGAACATTCCAAACATCCCTGACGACATCAAGGAGATCTATAAGACAGTTTGGGAGATCAAACAGAAGGATCTTATTGAAATGTCTGCTGACCGTGGCAAGTTCATTTGTCAATCACAATCTCTGAACTTGTTTATAGAAGGAGTAAATGCTGCTAAACTTACTGCAGCCCACTTCCATTCATGGAAGCTTGGTCTTAAAACAGGCATGTATTACCTAAGAACAAAAGCTGCTGTAGATGCACTTTCTGGTCTTGGTATAGATACGAGCAAATACAAAAAAGTCGAGGAGAACCCAACTCCAAAGGCAATTGTGGTTGAGCAGAAAATTGTGTCTGCAAACGAAGACCTAAAAGCCCTGGCAGAACAAACTATGAACGATCTTTCTTGTAGCTTGGACAACCCAGATGATTGTTTGTCTTGTGGTTCTTAAATAAATATACTACGATGGATAAGGTACGTAATTTTGAAAACTTTATTGCTATAAACGAAAGAGTTATCCCAGATAAACAAGGAGAGATCCTTGTTATTCTGGGTCCTCCTGGATCTGGTAAAGGAACAGTTTCAAAAAAACTTGTCGAACGGAATAATTTCACCCACATTTCTACTGGAGAACTAATTAGGAATTCTGATGACAAGGAGCTAAAGAAAAAAATAGAGAAGGGAGAGTTTATACCAGATAGGGTGATGGTTCGAATGCTTAGAAAGGCACTCGGTAAGGCTGACCTCGAGCGAGGTATTATTCTTGACGGATTTCCTAGAAACGTTAAACAGATAAAATTATTGGATTCTCTCCTGGGAAAACTCGGGGTTGGTCTCAGTCATGTAATTTATTTGGATCTGGAAGAAGATAAGGCCAAGCAGAGAATCATGAAAAGGGCTGAAAAGGAAGACAGAGCTGACGATAAGAATCCTGAAATCATATCAAAGAGATTCAAGGAGTATAAGGAGAAAACCCTTCCCCTTGTTAAAAAATACAAGAAGAGTAGGAAACTAGTTAAAGTCGATGCATCTAAGAAAATCGAAAGCGTTTACAAGCAGTTGCTAGACAAGATAGGAATTTCTTACAAACCTGAGGATGAGAAAGGGAAAGAAAAAACTTCCTGATAACATTGTCTATAATGGGGATATTGAAAAATATGACGCTTTTCTTAAGCCATATGCAACATCAGTATCTTCTCCTAAAATAGATGTTTCTGGTTTAGCACTATTCAAGCAACGTGCGGCAATCCACTCTAACCATAAATTCGGAAAAAGGGCTGAGGAGATCAAGGAACAGATTTCAGATCTTCTGCAGGAATTTGAGGATAATGATTTAGTTTGGAACTCGAATATGTCATTCGAAGCTCATATCGGGACTGAGATATATCTATATGAAAATTCAAAAGGAGAAACTTTTGCAAGTTTAATTTCACCCAATGAATGGAATAACAAGTTCCGCTATTTTGGTCACTTTAAACTAGACACGGATTTTTCCTGGAAAAGAATAAAAGAGTAGGATGAGCACACACCATGGCAAATTAGTGGATGATTTCTTGGCAAAGGTCGAATCTGAGATAGAACACAAGAAGAAGGTCAATCTCTCAGAGATCGAACAACTTGAAACTATTCTGGATATAGTATTAAACTATTTAAGGTACTTTGCCGAAATAGATGTTAAAGAACCTAAAATTATTGGAGGGAAGCACCCACATTTAATCTTGGACATTCCAAAAACCGATGTGGATGATCTTGTCCCTATAGTTGAAAAGTTTTTAATGGAATTGGGAATTAGATTTAAAAGGCATCGCTTTCAGGGGTCTTTACCCCTACTTTCCGCAAAAAACAATACTGTCCCTGGACTTGTTTATGGTAGGGGATATTTTTTAATGACACCTTCTACTAAGTTCAAAAGGAAAGGTTCGACTTTAAGAATTGAATGTCTAAGAGAGAACCAAGTTGTCAAGATTTTGGATGGTAAATTGGATAACTTAACCCTTGTTTATTGGAATGGTAAGGGAATGAGTAGAATGGCTTTTGACCCTGTTTGTGAAGATGAGAAGAAAAGGGCAATAGAATACCCAGACGATCAAACTGGACTTGTTACCCTTGACCTAGTTGCAAGGAAAAGAGAGAAAAACCTTAAAGCTGTGGGGAATTTCACTTTAACCCTAAATGACGAGCTAATACTTGAAAGAATTACCTCTTTAGCCCGGGGTTGAGGTGAAATCTTTCTAATTTTTGGGATATAAATAGAAACGACAATCATTTAGTTTCTATGGCTTCTAAAAGCAAAAAGAAAAGAGCAAAAAAGGGCTCTAATAAAAACTCCACAAAAAACCATAAACCCAGCGGTCAAGCAATTGCACAACCCCCTGTAGATTTAACAAAGCAAGACATTTCATTGTGTCTTGTAATGATTGTAAAAGATGAGGGTGACACAATTAGAAGGTGTCTTACGCAGGTTGCTCCATTTATTTCATATTATGTAATAGTTGACACCGGGTCTTCTGATAACACCACAGAGGAAATTAATTCCACCATGGAATCTCTTGGTATTGAGGGTGAAGTTCACGAAAGACCGTGGGTAAATTTCGAGGTAAATAGGACTGAAAGTCTAGAACTTGCAAAGGGTAAGTGTGATTATAGGTGGATTATCGATGCGGACGATACGTTCCAAGTAGCAAATCCAAGTGTAAATCCATTTAGTAATTTACCTAAAGAAAAGGTTGATTGCTTCCAAATTTTATATAAACTTAATAATCTTCAATACCACAGAGCACAGATCGTCAGGTCTGACCAGGATTGGGTTTATAAAGGCGTATTGCACGAGTACTTAGATCTCCCTGGAAAAGAGCAATTAATTCAGTACCAGATTCCAGCGGATAAGTGTTATGTAAATGCAGATATCAGTCCGCTTAAAAGAGCAAATTCGTTGGAAGAAAAATATGCTAAAGATGCTGAGATCTTAGAAAAAGCATTGGAGGATGAACCTGCCAACACGAGGTATATGTTCTATTTGGCCCAAAGTTATCGGGATTCAAACCAGAAGTTAAAAGCTATAGAAGCTTATGAGAGAAGAATAGAAGCAGGCGGATGGGAAGAAGAGGTTTATTATTCCATGTACATGATTGGTAAAATTAAAGAGCAACTAGGCAGACACCCCGATGAGGTTATACAAGCTTATTCAAGGGCATGGGAATATAGACCGGAAAGACTTGAAGCAGTTTTCCATTGTATGAGAAAATTAAGGGAAAGAGGCAGATGGGTCCTTTCATTTACTTACGGAAATATGGCTGTCAAAAACCCCGGAACCTCTGATATTCTTTTTGTTGAACCCGAGGTTTGGCAGTGGAGACTTTTAGACGAATATTCTCTTGCAGCTTTCCATACAGGCAATCCAGAACTGGCCTTTGAAAAAATGGATGCAGTGGTCCGTATGGATTTCTTTGAGCATTTACCCGCTAATGAGAAGGAAAGAATTCTTAAAAATCTAGATCATTATAGGCAAGCAGCAGCGAAAAAAGCTGAGGTCTTGAAATCTAAGGAAGCTACTACCGCTTAATAAAGCTATCGATGTCCAAGATATTGTCAATATCTGCTGTTGCACACGATTGTGGAATAGCTTATATCGAAGATGGTATTATCAAATATGTTTTTGAGGAAGAAAGGTTTAAAAGGCTGAAGGGTATTTTTAATCAATTTGCCTTTCCTCATCTTTCCCTTGAAGCATTTGAAAGAGAAACTGGAATAACTCCTTTTGATAAGGATGTTATAGTTGTAATGCCAAAAGCGGTCCTTTGTGGTCTGGATTATTTGGAGTCTATACTTGAAGTAAAGGACATCTACTTATACGATCACCATTTTTCACATGCTTGTACAGCTTATTTTCTTTCTGGGTTTGAAGAGGAGACCCTGGTTTTTAGTTATGACGGAGGTGACTCAAACGGGATAGAGGAAGATGTTCTCAGTAAGGATGTTCTTCAAAAAATCCGAGATCAAGGTCTCCCAAACAGGGAAACCGAAATTCCAGAGGATGAATACATTAAAGTTGCTTCCACGGCAAAAACAGATTCGGATTTACCCGATCAACTAAGAATTTGTAACGGCTCTTGGTGGTTTAAAGAAGAACATACACTAAGTAGTAACAGGACATCAATCCATGTAGGGAAAAATTCCCAACTAGAGCTAAAATATAAAACTAAGGGATTTGATTCGGTTGCTTCCCTGTGGAATTCTTTTTGTGTGATGAATAATATGATAGGAGGGAAAGACGAGGGTAAAATCGTAGGTCTTGCTTCTCAAGGTAAATTCAGCCAAGAAATTTTCGATTCTGTAGGTGATTTTTTTAAATTCGACGGCGATCTTAGATGGAAGCATTACTATACTGTGGAAAGCTATTTCCAATCTTTGGACCTGAAAAATCCTGAAATAAAAAAGGACGCAGCCTATATGATCCAGTATTTTACTGAGTCCTATTTTCTTGAGGTGATACAACATCTTAAATCTCAATATCCGTCTTGCAAAAAATTAGCACTTGCTGGTGGTCTATTTTCAAACGTAAAGGTAAACCAAAAGATAAACGAGCTTTCTGAATTTGATGAAATATTTATTGCACCTGGGATGACTGATGGAGGTCTTGCTCTCGGGGCTGCGATAGCTAAAGCGAATGAGCTTGGTGAATTCAAAGTGCAGATGATAAATAATGTTTTCTGGGGAAATAAAACCGAGATCCCAGCAATACCCAACAATGTAGAACGTGTGGAGCTTAACTTTCACGATATTGCTAATTATCTTGACGAAGGTAAAGTTGTGGGTGTGTTCGCGAATAGAAGAGAGTGGGGACCAAGAGCTTTGGGTGGAACATCAATTATGTTTGATCCAAGAAGAAATGACGCTCAGGAATACGTAAACAGGAGATTGAACCGGAACGAGGTTATGCCTTTCGCACCCGTTGTCATGCAAGGGTTTGAATCTATTCCCTTCCATTGTTATAAATCGAAGTATGCATCACAGTTTATGACCATATGCTACGACGTAAAAGATGAGTGGATTAATAGAATACCAGGGGTTATAAACACATACGATAATACTGCAAGGATCCAGATTGCTCGAAAAGATAACCTTCCATTTTTCCCCATACTTGAGTCTTTCTATGAAAAAACTGGGATACCCCTTCTTATGAACACATCGTTCAACGTGCATGGAGAACCAATAATTAATACCTCCGAGCAAGCACTAAATCACTTGCTAGAAGGGGTAGTTGATATATTAATAGTGCAGGATAGGGTGTATAAATTAAAATCTGATACCTCCATATTCGATACATAGTCGATATATAGATTATGAAACTAAGAAGCTTTACCTCCTATACATCCGATACAATAAGTGAATCACTAAAGTATCATTTAGACGAGGGCCTTTCTTTAATGGAGAGTGTTTACAGGATTGAATCAGACTCCTGGCTGGATCTTATTAAGGAATCAAGAAGACTTTGGTTAAACGAAGAGATTGATTTAGAACTTGATGATGTTTTTTTAATAAGTACAGATGCAGGAGAAAAAGCTGATTACAGGGGCGAGATGGTTTTATTGGATGTCCCCTTTGAAATCAACGAGGAAGAATATCGGGGGAGGAAAGTAAAGCTAAATAAGCCATTTAGAACTCCTGGTGAGACCAGGAAATTCGCAGTTTACACTAAAAATGGTGAAGGTAAAGTTGTCAAGGTAAGGTTTGGACAACCTGGACAAAGGATCAAAAATTACGACAAAAAAGCTTCAAAGTCTTTTAGAGCGAGACACAGATGTACCGATCCGGGTCCAAAATGGAAACCGAGGTATTGGTCTTGTAACGTTCACAGATATCATAAACTTTTAGGACTTAAATCTAGCAATCCTTGGTAACCCCATTTTCAGAACAGAAGATCTCAAGCACGGAATTTATAAGATGCTTCAGCCAGGACATAGATCCAATTGAATTAAAGTGGCACCAAGATTGGGAGGATAGGACTATTAATTTTTTAGAATCCAACGATTGGATGTTCCAGTTTGACAACGAACTTCCGATCCCATGCAAAGGTGAATTATTAATTAAAGCTGGAAGGTGGCATCGGGTGATCAAGGGAAGTGGTAATTTGAAGTTAAAGATTATTAAACATCCTTCTGGTGGAGATATATAAACAAAGAAATTTTTCAGCATGAACAATTTAAAATTATACGAGGAGTTTTCTAATTCAATTTATGAGGGTGTAACTCCTGTCTATGACGAGTCTAAGTTTAGAAAGAATGTAAATGTAAAGCCCGAAATGGAGCTTAAATATTCTCAGGTAATTCCAACCCTTCGTGATTTGTTAGCACAAAAGGAGGCAGGTCAAATCGAGGATATTACAATAATTGCAGAAGTTCCTACACAGGGAAAGGGCGCTCCGGATTATGTAAAAGATATCATTAATCAAGAAAGAGAAAGACTGGCAAGACAATATAAATCGACTATTGGAAAGTCCATAGATCAAGAACTAGATGCTGAGGAATTTGATTTTGACTTAAATAGATTTGGTGATAAGAGAACGATCTTCTTCGATTCTGAGTTTATTGTTGATCGCGTTGAAACTATTGAAGGAAAGGATTATGTCATCGGGATCCCGGTTTCGCTTAAAGAAAAAGGTTACGAAGCAAAGATCCTACCGATCAAAGTGGAAGAAATTTATTACGAGCCGGCTGGAAAATAATCAGCTTGCATAAAGAGGTGTAAAAGCGGGAAGACCCGCTTTTTTTGTGAAATTAAATCAACCACTAGACATATAACCTCAAACAATCATAATTAATGGCTACTAAAGACATACAGGTACTAACCGATTTTGAACACATTTTGAAAAGGCCAACTATCTATGTTGGTTCCGTTAAACTCAGCGAAGAAGTTGTACCCATCGTTAAGAACGATAGAATAGATGCAATGGGGTATCAGATTTCTGTGGGGATGTACAAGCTCTTTGATGAGGTCTTCTCAAATTGTGTGGATGAAGCCAAGAGGATGAAAAAAAATATGGGATCTATTACAATCGAGGTAGATTCCAAGACTAATACAATCAAAATTACTGACACCGGGGAGGGATTTACAAACGGGTCTGAAATTAATAAGAAAAGCGGACTAACAAATATTGCAACTGCGGTATCCATGTTGAGGGCCGGATCAAATTTTGATAATGAGAATGTTTCCGAAACCCTTATCGGAACTAACGGAATGGGGGTAAGTCTTGTAAATGCAATGTCCAGTTTTTTCTCTATTGAGACTACTAACTCAAAGGAATATTATTACCAGGAATGGAAAAACTTTAAACCGCAAAAGCCAAAGATTCTTAAAAAGGGAAGAAATAAACTTGGTACTACCGTAAGTTTTACACCGCTCCCAAATATTTTTGATAAATGTAAGTGGAACAAGGATATTCTTCTCTCCCAATTGTTGCTTAAGAAAAGGGTTTTAGAGACCGAAGATAATACAAAAGGTATCAAGTTGAATTTTATTTGGGATGGTAAGACAATCCCTGTCGATACATCAACGTTTAAACAAATTTCCTATAAAACAAAGATTGGTGAACTTCTCATATGGGAAAAAACTCCAAATTCTGGTTCTTTTTCTTTTGTGAATTCTGCTATCTGTACAGGAATTCATCAGAAAATTATAGCAGATCAGATTAATAATACATTGGATGATTCCCTCGCTCACCACTTTTACGACTTTTGTTTAATAATAAATTTACCTCCGGCTTTGGTAAAATTTGGTGACCAGAACAAAACTAAGTTTGTTACTAGGAGGGAAGACATAGAGAATATAATCGTAAATAGCTTTGCTTCCTCTCTTAAGAAATTCTACAGTACGCCACTCTTTAAAAAAATCAGGAAAGAGGTTGAGGCAAGAAAAAGAGATGCAAGTCTTAAGAAAATCAGGAAGGAGAAAAAGAATACTCGGGTAAAATTTTCCAATAAATATTTTCCACCCACTTCTAGGAATGCAGAGAATCTTTTTATAGTTGAAGGATTAAGTGCCATGGGATCTATCCTACAAAAAAGGAATCCGACACGGGACGGGGTTTACGCACTCAAGGGTAAAATTAAAAATGCTAGAAGCTTATCGGATCTTGCTGACAATAAAGAGATTCTGGAATTAATGCAGATCCTAAACCTGGAACCAGAAAGACCAGATCTTGCTTGTCCGTATGATAATATAGTCATTGCAACAGATCAGGATCCCGACGGTGCTCACATTACCTCTTTACTAATAAATCTTTTCTTCAAGTGGTTCCCGTGGATAGTAGAAAATAAGAAATTGAGTTTTCTGGAAACCCCTCTAGTTTCTGTTGGAGACCGAAGTAAGACGTATTACTATTCTTTAGAGGAATTTAAAACCAAAAGCCAAGGTAAAAGGATTTCTAATGTTCGATATCTAAAAGGACTAGGATCTCTTTCCCTTGACGATTGGGATCACGTAATGAAAAATAAGAAAATCACAAAGATTGTAAAGGATAGAAAATCCAATGCAATGCTTGAGATGGCTTTTGGCAAATCTTCCGATGCAAGGAAGGTTTGGTTATCAAATTTTTCCTGATTCATTTTTTACTAACCGGGTAAAGCATTATTATTACCCTATGGAAAGAAAATTCGGTTATTGTTGTATTAATCTCTCTCTAAACGAGGGGGTCAAAAAGAAGGACAGGATTACAACAAATAGGTCTATGACCAAGAAGACTTTCCTTTCGAGAGGTATAGATTATGCTTCTGAACTTGCCTTACAAAACGTAAAGGATCTCAAAACCATTTTGAAGTGGAATCCCGAGAACAATATCCTCATGTATAGAATGAGTTCTGATATGTTCCCTTGGTGTTCTGAATACGAGTTTAATGAATTACCTAACATCGCTGAGATTGAAGAAACCCTGTTTGAAGCTGGTGAAATAGCTTTATCCACCGGGCAGCGAATAACTTTCCATCCATCACCATATTCGGTTTTAGCTTCCTTAAGAGAAGATGTAGTAAACAACGCTATCAAGGAGTTAAGACAGCACGGTGAAATTATGGATATGATGGGTCTCCCGCAAACTCACTACTATCCTATCAATATACACGTCAATACCACACAGCCATCAAAGGAAGAAGCTGCTGATAGATTCTGTTCTAATTTCTCAAGATTACCAGAATCGGTTAAGAAAAGACTTGTTGTTGAGGTCGATGATAAGGGTTCTCAATATACCTCAGTTGATTTAAGGTCGATGGTGTATGAAAAAACCGGTATACCTATAACCTTTGATTATCTTCACAACAAGTGCAATCCCCCAGAGCACCTTTCAGAAATGGAATCTTTAAAGGTTTGTTTGGATACGTGGCCGGAGGGAATTACCCCCTTAACGCACTTCTCTGAGTCTAGATCCTTGTTCGAAGATAGCTCTGCAAAGGATCTTGCTCACTCAGATTGGATACACGAAAGGATCGAAACATATGGGCTTGAATTCGATATAGAGTTGGAGGTGAAACAGAAAGATAAAGCCCTTTTGGATTACCATCAAAATATCGAACAAATCCTATGTCTAAAGAGCTAACAAAAGAAGATCTAAAAAGATTTGAAGAATTTGAAAAAACAATCCTTAACCTAAAAGATTCGTCCGTAAAATACAAAAAGGACGTCGAGATGGAAATTGAAATAAAAAGAGATGTACTTTATTCAAACTTTGGGAAGGAAAGAGTAGATCTTGTTTTAGAAAAACTTAAAGTTGATTTTAGGGATTTAATCGAACAAAAGGTTTATATAGAGATATATAAATTTTTAGACTCATAACAAACCAATGAACCTAGGACCTGGAAGCTATCATTTTTCTGATTGGGGGTCGTCTTTTGACGATCATCCCCAATATGCTATATTGAAGTGCCACGTTGAAAGAGCAGTCCAGGATCTATTTCTCAATGCTCTCCGATTGCAATCACAGGATTTCGTCTATATTTTCGACACAGAAGAAAAGATAGACGATTTTTGTAGTAGGATGATCTCATACTGGGAATCTGAAGAGGATTACGAGATTTGTGGAGAGATAGTTTCTCTTAAGAAGAAGCTAAAGAAAAAGTGGTTTGATATCCCTCCGGTGGATAGGGGGAAAGAAATGGTAATTCGAGAATGGCTTAAATCCTCCTTTTAAGGATATAAGATGAAGCCAGATTACTACAATATACTCGGAGTAAGTAAGAATTCTACCCCCGAAGAAATAAAGAAAGCTTATCGAAAGCTAGCTCTCAAATATCACCCAGACAAAGCAGGTGGGGATCCGGAAGCTGAGAAAAAATTCAAAGAAATAGCTGAAGCTTACGAAACTCTAAGCAATCCAGAGAAAAAATCAAAGTACGATAATCCTAATCCTTTTGGAGGATTTGGTAGAAACCCGTTTGAAGGTGGTTTTGGTGGCTTTCGGGGGAGTAATTTCTATGAAAGTGATGTTATCAAAAAAGGTAACAACATAAATGCAAAGGTTGAGATTACCCTGGAGGAGGTACTGAACGGGACAAAGAAAAATGCCAACCTATATCGAAAAATGCAGTGCTCCGATTGTGAGGGAACCGGAGCTCAAAATGCTGAACTTGACACCTGTCATGTTTGTGCTGGGATGGGGGTTAAAAGAAAAATTATAAACACCAATTTCGGACAGATGGCCATGGATGAGACCTGTTATGCCTGTGAAGGTACAGGGAAGATTCCAAAGTCAATTTGCAAAACCTGCTCTGGAGCAGGGGTAGTTAGAAAACCCGATCAGATAGAAATCCAAATACCTAAGGGATCTGTCACAGGAATAAGTTTTAGAGTTCCTCAAAAAGGAGATCATGCTAAATCCCCCTCAGATCCAGGAGATCTCGTTGTTAACGTTTATGATAAAAAACATGACTTCTTTCGAAGAGATGGGTATAATTTAATTTGTGATGTTGATCTGACGTTCCCAGAAGCATGTTTGGGTAAAGAAGTCCAAATCCCTAACCTCATATCCGGGGGAGAGTATAAAATTACCATACCTCCTGGCACATCTCCCGGCAAGATATTTAGACTAGCAGGAAAGGGGGTTCCTGAATTCAATTCTACATATCGAGGAGATATATTGGTTAAGGTTGGGGTAAAGGTTCCTAAAAACTTATCCCCCGAACAGCAAGAATTTATTGAAAACTATAAAGACAAATTCTAATGAAAGACTTATATTTTATACTTATTGCCTGGTCAATCACTTCGATTCTAGTGAATGGGACAATTTTTGATCAGTTAAGGGTTTACCTTCTAATCAAAGCACCTGTGCTACATAAGCTATTCTCGTGTATGCAATGCAGTGGTTTTTGGGTTGGTGTAATTTTAGGGATTTTGGCAACGGATGGAATTATCTACAACCCACTAGGAACTCTTTTCCCTTCTCATCTTAACTTTTGGGTTGATTATCCACTAACTACGCTTTCGTATGGATTCTTATCTAGCGGAGTTAGTGTTTTATTGAATAGTCTCGTCGTATTCTTTTATTCTTTCAGTGATAAAGAATAACAGGACATTGGATATATAGGTTAAACATTTTCCAACCAATGGGAAGAATAAGATCTTTTGACGAATTCCAGAAAAAATTAAATGAAGAAGTGGCTTCCAGCGCCGGCGAGTTTATACAACAAGCGACTGGGCAGGCTTCTTCACGTACTTCTTCTTCTTCTGCATCTTCCACATCCACAAGTAGTCAAAGCGGAGGAACAGTTTTTGGAAGGGGAAAAATATCTGGGTTGGACCTTCTAATGGCAACTAAGGTTGGCCAGCAATTAGAGGATTGGATCTTATCTAATTCTGATATTGAGAGCGGGCGAGCTTCAGATTCTCCCCAACCTGCTGATGAAATAATTTCACAAATCAGTGGAAATCGGTCGGAAGAGGAAAGGGTTAACAGAAATTTAGAGGTTGCTAGGAGCGAGAATAGCTCTTTTGAAGTGATAGAGCCAAATGCTTCTCTTCTTCCCCCAAGTTCTCCTTATACATATAGGGATATTGAAAAACTAACCTGGGATAAGGTTAAGGGATTTTTAGAATCCTCTGGAGAGTGGAATAAGATCGACAAGGACAAATATACCCTTGTTGCACTTAGAAATAAATTGAGTCTAAAGAGAAGATCTCATAACCATTTTATAGATGCATTGGTATTAATGTCTCCAGAGGACGATAAGGAAGTTTGGGCATACAAGGCAACTACTGTACCTGGACCAATGTTCATGGTACAACAATTCAGAAATTGGTATACTACCCACGGCAGGGATAACAATATAAATCCAAAGGGACTTGCAATTATCCAGCCTGGTGTATATGATTACAAGATCGGCAGGCACAACGGATACCCGGCTTTTGTACAGGACGGTAATGTTACGGTTGACCGATATGAGCCAGTAAACGGTCCTAGAGAAGTCGAGTTTAGGACTTTTTCTCCAGGTAACACTGAATCCGGTAAATTTGGAATTAATATACACAGAGCGGGTTCAAGCGGAACCTCTCAAAATGTAAACACACATTCTGCTGGGTGTCTTGTTTTCGCAAACGCTAGGGATTTGAGCGAGGTAATAGATAAGCTTAGGAACTCCCGTCAAAGGACTATCAAGTTGGCAGTTGTTCAATTGGATGACGTCTGATAATTAGAAACAAACATTTCACATTACTATAGAACTACCGTAAATCAAATATTGGTGGCGAATACTTTAACTATTACAGAGCAGATTAATGAGAAGTACAGGGATTATGCCCTTTACGTCTTACAGTCAAGGGGAATCCCAAATTTCTACGATTCACTAACTCCTGTTCAAAGAATCATTATTGAGAATAGCCCTAATTCATTTAACAAAACCATTGGACTTGTTGGTGAGGTTATTAGGACGGGTCTTTATCATCATGGGGATGCTTCTTTGGCTGGTGCGATTTCAAAATTAGCTAGGCCCTTTGGGTGTTCTTTTGAAATTCTAGAGGGAGATGGGTTTTTTGGATCTCCTGTTAATCCAAATCCTTCTGCCCCAAGATATACCGCAGTTAAAATTAACAGGAGCATTAAGGATATAGTTGAAAAACATAAAGACCTTAATGAAAAAAACGAAGAGGGAGGATACGATTGGCTCCATCTGGAAATACCAATAGGTCTTCTAACTCACATAGTGGGAATTGCGGTCGGATACAGAAGCAATATCTTGCCACGTAAGGTAGAAGATATAGTTGAATATCTAGAGGGTAAAAACAAACTTCTCAAACCATATTTCAAAGATTTCTCCGGTAAGATTTATAAACTTGATTCCGATGATTCGTGGATTATAGAGAGCGGATTCGAGATAAATGAGAGAAAAAAGACTATCCGGATCTTTGACCTTCCCCCGATCATGAGGTACGAGTCTTTTATGAAAAAACTTCTTACCAAACTCGAAGCATATGGATATGAATATTATATGCAAAACAACTCCCAAAGCAAGTGTGACGTTGGTATATCTCTGAAGAAGGTTTCCCCAAAGGAATTTAAGGAAGCAGTTGATGTTATCAAGAAGCAGACACAGATAGTTGTTAGAGAAAATGTTGTATTCATTAAGGACGGAGCGGTAGCACAGTTCGATTCTGTAAAGTCATACTTAGATTCTTTTAAAGTCCATCTGGAAAATGTTCGACTCAAGAGACTTATGAAAGATGAAGTGGACCTTAAGTTAGATTTAGAATTCCTTGAGGCAAAGCTTAAGTTCTTAATCTTCATGAGTCAAAAGAAGAGACAAAATAAAGAGATTGTAGAATTCCTTAGCAAATTTGCTAAATGGATCTCAACTAGACTTTCTCAGATTCAGATAGTTAAGCTATCCTCAGATCATATCAAAGAAACCGAAGATATGATTAAGGACATTAAGAAACGTATACAAGAAACCAAAAAGGCAATCACTAAGCAAAAGCAGGTTGTTAAAAAGGTTACTGATGCTTTAAAGAAAATCAAATCTGCATCCCTGATGCCTAAATCAGTAGTCCCCAAGAATATTTCTATAGACCCAGAGATTGAGATTTTTGATCTGGAGGACGAAGATGACGAAGAAGCTTAAGAAAAATATACTACATGAAAATCCTAGCCAAAAGCTAGGATTTTTTTTGTGATAGACGAAAACAATTCGTTTTATGACCGTAGAAGATTAAAGTTAAAACATTAGAAATGAAGATTAGGGTAACAAGCACAAACAATCTCATAGCTTTCCTTAAAAAGCTTAAGGTTGTTGATAAGAGTGTTCTTTTGGAGTTGAATGCAGAAAAGCTATTCTGTAAGGTACACACCCCAGACAAATCGGTTATGAAATACTCCTCCGTAGATATTAGTCAGGTTTTTGAGGAGGTCCCTGGATTTGATGATCTTGGGTGTGATCGGATTAAAATTGGTCTAATTGACGTAACTCGACTAATGGACTGTTTTAAACACTTCCGCCCGGAAGAAGATATACATTTGGATCTAAACATTAATGAAGTTGACGGAGAATGTGTTGCATCGGAAATGCATGTTGTTTCTCCATCCTTAAAGATCAAGATTCGATGTGCAGATTTATCCCTGCTTTCTTATGTTGAGGACACAATCTTAAGTATGGTTCATTCGCAGGAAGATGCGCTTTCCAATTTTAAGATTTACAGCTCAGACTTTTCTTCCGTAATGTCACTCTGTGGTCTAGAATCAAATTCTGAAGAATTACTTGTATATCGTGTTAATAAGGAACAAGTAAAGATTAGTGGAGATTCTTTTGATTATAAGTTGAACATAGGTCCATCTGAGATTGAGGTTCAGGATCCTCTGGAATCTTCAATCTATAAATCTCACCTTAATTACGTTGATGCTGAATCCTCGTCTTGCTATGTCCACGAGAATCGAATTGTTTTCTTCTCCGAGCAAACAGAAACTTCGACTGCAGTAGGAATCATAGAAAAATAAAAGAATGTCAGAAGTACAGGAACTAAAGGAAAAAATAGAAAGGCTCACTGCTTTAAAAAATGAGCTAAAGAACGAAGAGCAAGCCATCAAGTTGACTATGAACTCTATCTATGGAGCGATTGGTAATAGCTGGTTCGTTTGCTTTAATCCAGAGGTTGCTGAAGCTGTGACTTTGCAGGGGCAAGATCTAATTAAGCATTCTGAAAAAATTCTCCACAAGTACTTCCACGAATTTTGGCACAAGGACAAAGAGTTGCACGACAAACTTGGCCTTACTAATGTCAAAAAAATACACCGCCCGATGGTAGTGTATGGAGATACTGATTCCAATTATGTTACTTTCCAGGAGGTCGTTGCTTCTTGTGAGGGTTGGGAAGGAAGCGATAAGGATTTAATTCTTGCCATCAACGAACACCGATTGGTTGGTTATCTTAAAAAGTGTTTTGACATCTACGCAGAAAAATGGGGCACGGATAACTATCAGGACTTTGAGCTGGAAACCCTTTCTATTAATGGCATATTCCTTGGTAAGAAGAAGTACGTTACCAATATTGTTTATTCTGATGGAGTACACTCGGAACCCCTTAGTTCTATCAAGACAACTGGGGTTGAAATGGTAAAGGGTGGTACCCCCTCGTTTGTGAGAGAAAAGCTTATCTATCTAACCAAATTTATCTTTAGCCGCGGTAGGTCTTTTGAATTAAGGGAGTTTGTCCAAGAACTTAAAACAATTAAGAAAGACTTTAAGGCACAGGAACCCGAAAATATATCGGTTGCTGTAAATGTCAATAATTATCAGAAGTTTGTGTTAAACGATACCACAGCTTTGGAAGTAGCAAAGGGATGCCCAATTCATGTAAGAGCATCTGCTTATCACAACTTCTTACTTAATTCAACCAAGTATAAGGACAAATATCCGCTTATTGGGGGTGGTGAAAAAGTAAGATTCTATTTTGTTAAGGTTAAGAACCCAGGAGACAATAATGTTTTTGCTTATTCACAAGGTACCTATCCATATGAATTTGCTCCTCCGATAGATTTTGATCAACAGTTTACAAAAACTATCCTGGACCCGATCAATCGATTTATAGAGGTAATGGGTCACAATCCAATTTCACCAAACCTTTTTATGATTAACACTTTGTTTTAAAATGGGATTCAATAAGAGATATTTGCCTGATTTAGAGCTGTTACAAAAAATAAGAAAAGAAACTGGGGATGATCTTAGTTTTCTTACAACTTACCTTTACCGACCAGATGCTATAATTGGATCTCAAGGAGCTTTGGATTTTCTTAAAAAGGTCGAGGAAGAACTTTTAATAAAACAATTAGATGAAGCAGAGAAAAATAGCAATTAAGGCAGAGTATAGAAAAGACTCTGAAGCTTTCCCTGAGTGGCTGAAGTATGAAGTAACTATACTTAAAGACGACGGAACAACAGAAAAAGTACCAGCTTATGGTAAGGATCTCCAGGACGCACTCTCTAGGGTAGTACACGACGAAAAGGTAAAAAAAGTTGGTGAGACAACCAAAAAAATACCAGACATAGTTTGGGCTGTCCTGTGGTTTGGGTATATGCTAGGACTTGTTAACGTAACCTACCTAATCTCGGGTGATGGAAAGTTTAATGGTATATTTTTTGTCGGAGGTCTAGCAGTTTTGAGCTTGGGAATTTGGAGAGCTGAGAGTTGGTTAAGAATGAGAAACAGAGACAAAATATGATAGATCCCTTAACTGAACATCTCTTTGATGAAGGATTTGAGGAATATCGGGACTTCATGTACACCAACTATGATGCTATTATCAAGCACCGATCATTCTTCATCTCAGATAAATATTTTTCAACCTCTTTCAAGTGTGAAAGGGTAAAGGAGCTTTTGGATTTTTTTGAACTGGAAGAAGATTTTGAGAAGTGCTCCGAGTTAAAAAAATTGTATGCTGCTGTTGAGGTTGATCACCTGTTTAGTGAAATTGCAAGTAAGATTAAGGTAAGCGGCAAGGAAACCAAAAAATAATTTTAAGTTGGATAAGCCCTATGATTATATTATTGTTGGTTCTGGTCTTTTCGGAAGTGTCTTTGCACAACAACTTACCGAAGCTGGAAAGAGGTGTCTTATTTTAGAGAGAAGGAATCACAACGGTGGAAACTGTTATACTGAAAATGTTGAGGGGATAGAGGTTCATAAATACGGTCCACATATTTTCCACACCTCAGATAAGGGGATATGGAATTACGTAAACAGATTTGCAGAATTTAACAATTTCGTGAACAGACCAAAGGTCATGTATGGTGACAAGCTCTATTCTTTCCCCATTAACTTGATGACCCTTCATCAGTTGTTTGGTGTTAAAACACCAGAGGAGGCTAAAGCAAAACTCGATGAGGTAAGGATTAAGATCAATAAGCCTTCTAATCTTGAGGAATGGGTCCTGAACGAGGTGGGTGAGGAGATTTATGAAACCTTTGTAAAGGGATATACAACAAAGCAATGGGGAAGAGATCCTAAGGAACTTCCCTCTTTTATAATTCGTAGACTTCCAATACGTTTGACATACGACGATAATTATTTCTTTGACCGGTATCAGGGAATTCCTGTTGGAGGATACACAAAGATGATTGAAAATATCCAGGGTGATGTAGAGGTAAGGTTTGGTGTTGATTTCCTCCAGGAAAGGGAATACTGGGAATCACAGGCACATAAGATAGTTTTTACTGGTCCTATAGACGAATTCTTTGAATTTTCTGAGGGAGTACTAGAATATAGAAGTCTAGACTTTGAAACCTCAGTGTTGGATATGGAAGATTATCAGGGCAACGCAATTGTAAATTACACGGAGGCTGAAGTACCCTGGACAAGAATATGTGAGCACAAGCACTTTGATCTGCATAAAACAGATAAAACAGTTATCACCAAGGAATATCCCGCAGAGTGGAAGGTTGGTAAGGAGAGGTTTTATCCAGTTTCTGATGAAAAGAATAAGGAGCTGTATGGAAAGTATAAAAAACTTGCCGATCAAATTGCAGACAAATACATATTTGGTGGACGGTTAGCCGAATATAAATACTACGATATGCACCACGTTGTTGGTAGTGCATTGGCAAGATCTAAAAGGGAAATAAGAAACATCTCTGAGGATATATAGGATAAATTATTTCTCTTGATGAAGAAGGTAACCCCTGCTCTTAATTTTGAATCTTTTCTGAACGAAGCCAAGGATAATGGGATGGTAGACATCCTTATTTTAAGCGGGGAGTCCAAGCCCAGCAAAACTGCAAAGTCTTTCCTTGAAGAATGTAGTAAAAGAGATATTCCCTGTAATGTAGTAAATGTCAACAATGTGGTCCTGGAAAAAATATACAACGGACACATTGTTAAATTTTCTGAGGGTGAAGAAACCAAGGAGATTTTAATTAAGCCTGAGACTACTGCTATAATTCCAAGAAGGGGCGTAATTACAAATTCTTATACTAAGCAGATAATGAGAGACCTGGAAGCTTCTAGGTACTTTTGTGTCAACACTCTAGAATCTATTGAAATCTGTGAAAGCAAATACCTCACCTCGAAAGTTCTTGAGGAAGAGGGACTACCAATACCGAGATATTCGCTAGTTAATGGAATAGAGGGACTTGATAGATCTTTGGAAGAAGTTGGTGGTGAATTTCCTGTTGTTATGAAGCTTCTTTCGGGTGCACAAGGAATCGGGGTTTCTATTGTTGATTCATACGCTTCACTAAAATCGGTTTACCAAACTATTGAAAAGCTTGATCCAGAAGGAGAAATCCTTTTACAGGAAAAGATAGATTCAAACTTCGATGTTAGAGTGCAAGTAATTATAAAGAAGTTCGATCCGCTAAATCCTGGAGTTGAGAATTGTGAGATCCTTGGAGCCATGAAAAGGGAAGCGGTTGAGAAAGACTTTAGAACTAATTACACATTAGGTGGTGAAGTGTCAGCTTATGAAATAACAGAAGAGATTGAAAAGATAGCATGTGAAGCTGCAAATGCTGTTGCTTGTCATTGGTGTGGTGTTGATATAATGATAGATTCTAAAACCAACAGGCCATACATCTTGGAGGTAAACTCATCTCCTGGAACAGATGGAATCTCACAAGCAATAGGAAAACCTATTGTGGACGATGTGATTAACTATGTTGTTAAAAAAGACAATTGGTCTCAAGCTAAGCTTGAAGTTGGGTATTTAGAAACCATTGAGATTCCCCAAGTTGGTAAGATGGTAGCTAAATTTGATACCGGAAATGGATCTACTGCTTCCTCTATACATGCAGATGAAATATCTGAAGATGGCGATACACTTACCTGGAAGATAGGTGACAGCGAAATGAGCGGTAAAATCATTGGTCGTACAAAAACCGAGATTGGCAGGGATACGGAGGAAAGACCTATAGTAAAAATGGATATTCTATTTAATGGAGTTAAGATCCCGGGGGTTAAAGTTGCACCGACAGATAGGATTTCAAAAAGTACTCCATTCTTAGCAAACAGGCCGCTTATGAAAAAGCTTGGTGTAATGGTTAACCCTCACAAAGCATTTGTAGTGTCGGACCGTGTTAATGATTATTCACCAATGCAAGCTAAAGGAGATCCTTATGGGGGAATAGAATTTATTGAAATTTCTGACCGGGAGGATTAAATATATAAAGTAGAAATAAATTCCAATTATGGCAAAAGGAGAAGATAAAACAGAAAAAATCCAGGTCCTGTTATCAACAGAAGACCTGGAAGAACTAAGTAAAAAGATTTCTAAGAAAGCTTTGACTTCTGGAGAACCCCCAGTTTCAATCTCTCATTATGTGAGAGGCCTAATCCGGAGGGATCTTGGAAGATCCGAGAAGGATTAATCTCTATTGTTAAGAAAATCCTCAAACCTCATTACTCTTCCGGGTGATGAGGTTTCTTGTGATTGTTGAACTGGTTGCTCTGGAGCCATTTCTCCTGTGGTCTCTGGAACATTAGGTTCTAAAGGTTCTTGCGGAGTTTCAGTTTGTTCCGCAGTATCTGCTTGATCCATTTGTTGTGGCTCTGGTGTTTCAGCAGAATCCGCAGGAATCTCAGATGCTACCTCTTCTCCGTCAGTTTGTTCAAAATCATTTACCTCTGGTGTAAGTTCTTGTTGTTCTGGGGATTGTTCTTGTGTAAAATCAACCTGATCTTCAATTTGTGTATCTCTTTCTTCTGTAGACATGCTAATTATAAATTAGAGTTATTGAATATATATCAAGTAAAAGAATAAGTGTTTCGGCTATGAGATTGATTAGAGAATTTGATGACTTTATGTCCAATTTATCCTTAACCCAGCCAGAGCAAGCTATGATTAGGGATTTTGTAAAGAAATATGAGAAGTATTTCAAATTCCACGACCCGGCAGAGTTTGAGAATTCGCTAGACAAAATAGTTGATGATGTGATGTCCACTTATAGTTTTCCACCGGAAAAGAAGGAGGATGTTAAAAATTACATCTCTAGCCTTCATGATCTTTCCGATGGAATCTCTGTTGTTATGTCTCCAAACCCACAGATCATATATAGAACCCAACCCGACATGGTTCAAACCATACTTATCTAATGGAATAATCGTTCTGGTTGAAGCTATAACTAATAAATAACAAACTATGACAGTAGAAGAATTTAAGCAGGAACTTTCAGAAAACGAAAACGCATTGGTCGATTTTTGGGCACCTTGGTGCGGCCCTTGTAAAATGATGGGACCTGTTTTGGAAAAGATTGACAGTGAAAACCCAAATCTAAAGGTTATCAAAGTAAATGTTGATGAATCTGGAGAATTGGCGGGCATGTTTGGAATAAGGAGTATTCCAACCCTTACCATGTTTAAGGGGGGTCAGCCTACATCCACTAAAACTGGTGCTTTACCTCAAGCTAAGGTTCAAGAGTGGATCAATGAACACATTGTTTAACCAATATGAACTTCCTAAAAGAATTAGAATCGTATTTAAAGGAGAAGGAGGGTTTTGATACCCACTTCTCCGATTTTTTCCAAAAACCATCTGGTGATGGTGTTCTTTACATTCAATGCATTTGTCCTGTTCATGGTAAATGTACTTTGAGGTGTAAATTTTCAAAAATGATGGGCGACAATAAACTTGTTTCGGTAAAGCCCATGGTAAGACTTTCAGAATCCCAATTTCCTTGGGATAGCACAATAAAGAACGTATATTCTTTGTATAGCGGAATTGCTGGTGTGGGTGGAGTAGCTCACAGATCTGTTAATAATTCCCTCATTTAAATTTTTTTTCTTCGTTTCTTCCTGATAGTTTTGTAGTATAATCCAAAACTGTATAAAATGGAAAACGTAAAATATATGCTCCAAGAAGCAGGTGCAAAAGTAAATTCAGCTATTTGTGATATTGAGGATTTAACGATATCTAAAAACCATAAGGTCAACATCCTTGACGTCTTGGAAGAATTAAAGAAAGCGAGGGAAATAATCTATCACTTGCAGGGTAATATTGATACCGATGTGGATCGCTATTTTATCAATCGAGAAACCGGGATAAGGGAGCCATTCAAACTAGATTATTGAGTGATAGTAGTTATTGACGACTTTATTAAGGACGAAGAGCTGTTAGCAGAAATTGCAGCTGATAAAGATTTCTTCAAGTATGCGGGAGCTAATTATTTTTTCTGGGAGGGATGGTGGAGTACATCACCGGACACCCTCAAGAAAAGACTCATCAAACACATCTGGGGTGATAACTGCCCGATTAATAAAGTATTCAATGTAGCTGGTTTTGAGTACTGGACGGGCATACTTTCAGCGGACCCAGGGAATCATTACCAAGACACCCTAGGTGTTCATTTTGATAAAGACGAGGAATTGTTCTCCGAAACTGGGGAAATACAATCCTCTCAAATTGGAACGGTATATTACCCACCACAGGAAGAATTTGATGGCGGAATGTTGGAAATCTTTTCAGAGGGTCTTGATAAAGAACCAGAAAGGATTTATGCGAAGTCAAATAGACTTGTAATATTTGATGCTGGAACGGTTCCACATGGGGTTTCTACAGTAACAAGCGGAACAAGAAAAGCAATAGCAATAAACCTTTGGGAGTTTATCCCGCACAGCCAAACTTTAGGAAAGCTTAAAAAAGAAACATGAGAAAAGACTTTGAAAAATACGCAATGAGTGAACATCGAATCGGTTCCCTCGACGTGCACAACTATTCTAAATTTATCGAGGGTTCTCTAACCCCCTATATTTTGGAGGAGCGAGAATTGAGAGCCACCCAAATGGACATCTTCTCGAGGTTGATGATGGATAGGGTTCTTTGGGTTGCTGGACCTGTTAACGACAAGATGTCAACAATAGTTCAAGCACAGTTAATGTTTTTGGATTCTGTGGATAGCAAAGATATTACTATGCATATCGATTCACCAGGTGGGTCCGTTAAATCTGGGCTTTCTATGGTGGATGTTATGGATTACATCAAATCTGATATAGTTACGGTAAATACCGGTATGGCTGCTTCGATGGGTTCTATACTACTGGGGGCAGGAACAAAAGGCAAAAGATATTCTCTGAGATTCTCTAAAGTAATGCTTCACCAATCATCTGGAGGATTTAGCGGTAACATCCAAGATGCTAAGATTGATTTTGAAGAATGGGAAAAATACAACAAAATTCTTTTTGAATTGTTGGGTGAGTACTGTGATAAAGACCCAAAACAAGTTGCTGAAGATGCAAGCAGAGATTTTTGGATGGATGCTAAAGAAGCTGTTAAATATGGCATCATAGATGATGTGATCAAAAACAAAAAATAGATGATAGATTCCCAATTAACCCAAAAGATTAGATTTGGGTATTCAATAGCTTATCCTTTTCCCCACACAGTCATTGATAATTTTATTGTTGATGAGAGTAAATTGAGACAATCCGCTTCAGAAATGGAAAGATATGAATATTGGGGATGCGATGCATCTAACTATTCTGGGGAAAACCAGGTTAATAAGTTCTTTACCCCTTGGTGTGAGGATAACATCCAGGATATAAAATTACATTCCCCGTCAACCTTTGAAATCCTAAATTTTCTTAATTCAGATACAGCTTTGAGGTTTTTAGAGGATCTAACTGGAATAGATGGATTAATAGCAGATCCTACTTTTGTTGGTGGTGGGGCTCATAAAATAATGCGAGATGGAAAGCTTTCTGTTCATGCAGATTATAATATCCACCCTCATACTGGATTACACAGGAGGATAAATTTACTCCTCTATCTAAATGAAAATTGGGATAAATCTTGGGGCGGCAACCTCGAGCTTTGGGATAAGGACTTGAAAAATTGTGTAAAATCAATTCCTCCAGTTTTTAACAGGGCTGTTATTTTCAACATAACAGATGACGCTTTCCATGGACACCCAGAGCCATTAGCTTGTCCATCGGAGGAATCAAGAATTTCTCTTGCTCTTTATTATTTTACTAAAGACAGACCGGATGATGAAAAGAGTAGCCAACACGCTGCTATTTGGAAACACCCAGAGGATAAAGGAACTAAAAACCCTGACAAAAAGTTATTTGAGGTTTAATGAGTGGAACATTAGAAAAAATAGCTTGGCTTGCCTCTTGGCCGGATTCCCAAGAAAAGGTGGATCAAATTAATACTAATGCTACCCTTCTAAGAGAGAATGGGTGGGAGGTTGGTTTGGTTACCCAATACCCAAAATTGGATGCTATTGATTTTTCTGGGTTAGACCATGTTGTTTTTGACAATACCAACGAGATGTATTTCTCAGAAACTAAATCCTTTAGATTTGGTTTTGATAGAATAATCCCATCCTGCTCAGAGATGAAACAAGATTGCGGAGATTGGGTTTTTGTAGATACCAAGACAAGGGCACCTCACGTTTATTCCGTTTATCGTCTTTACTCCATTTCTATGCATCTAAGCTCCGGGTATGGTTATAAGGTTTATGCGTATTTCGAAGCAGATTTTAATGGAACACAAAAGCTGTGCGACGGGATAAATGAGCTTGCAAATGATATAATTCGGCACGAATTAAATTTTGTGGGGTTTGATTCATCAAACCAAAAAGGTGGGATGAATGCTTGTTTGTTTCTAGGGTCTCCCAAAAAACTGTCTTCATATTTTCCTATGTATGCCATCAAAAGTGAGGATGATTTTTTTAGACACTACCAGAATGAAAGTGTTGAAGATTCGCTTGTAAGATTTTTTAAAGGTGATCCAAATTCAAAAATTTATCCAAAAGAAGACGTGGTTAATTTCTTGGGTGAATATGGGAAAGACTGGGATACCTCACACGCTGGTCTAAATTGGGTAGAAGAAGTAAGTGCAAGGGCCTTATCAGCCTTTACTACAAATGCTCCGTTCTTGAAACCCATCGAAAATGGATTTTCCTTGTTTTATCTTTTTAAGCAAGAGTTGATACTCAAGGAAGTTAAATTTAAAGCAAAACTTACGTTATCCAACAAATCCGGGGATACAGTCATATTTGATGAAACCACATCTCTCTCATTTAACCACTACAGGTTTTTTGTTGATCTATCCGAGATTCTCTTTGACGGAAACGGGAGTATAAGGGTTGAGACTGAAACCTCATGTGAGGATTCTATCTTGCGGGAGGATTATTTGATCCCTTTGAGCTTTAAAGAATTAACTGGTTACTATAGGATTAGACACATAGAATAATGGGAACAAACTATTATAGAATTCCGACAGAATTAGAAATGGAGGAGCGTAGGGACAGACTTAGGGTAAGACTTATTGGTCTCAAGATGACACCGGATCTTATCGCTGATGGATTCAGGTACATTGAAACCCCCGATGACGAATGGATCCACCTTGATCCTTGGGACGAATTTATCGAGGGAACAAGCATTCACCTGGGAAAAAGAAGTATGGGGTGGAAATTCTGCTGGAACTTCCACGACAATAAGTACTATTCTAATAAGCAACAATTAATCGATTTTGTCAAGAATGGTCGAGTAGTTGATGAGTATGGTGCAGAGGAAGATCCTCAAGCATTCTTAGATATGGCATTTGAGTGGGGTGGACCTGATGGTTTGACTGTTGATGCTGAATATTACAAAAACAACGAAAGGAGTTCCCTGTTTAACGATCCTAAATATTATGATCGTGAGATCGACGGTTTAAGAGTATGTAGTTCAACTGAATTTAGTTAAGGATGAAATCACAAGCCAATTTCTTAATCAAACATTACGAATACTTTGACGAGAAAGGTAATCTCTCCAATGAGTATTACTACATCCAAGAATGGAAAAAGTTCTTATGGTGGTCCTATTGGAAAGATATAAACCATGAGACTTGGGGATATGATGACTGTTATAAAGTGAGAACTACGTTTAAGACTCTTAAAGAGGCACAAGACTTTGTGAGAAATGTACTCTGTCCAGAAATACCAAGGGATAGTCGTAAAGAAACAGTAGTAGATGAAATGGTTTGTAAAAACGGAAAATCAAAATGGTAGGTGAGAAATTCTGTAAGGTATTTTTAATTGACCTCCCATAATAAATTTGAAAGTTTGGGCACTAAAACAAAAACAGTAGATACCTCGATATTAAATGGCGACCAAAGGCTGGCATTTGGGAAGCTTGTAAATTATGTCAGAAACCCAGCTGACAGATCCATCTATGTGCTTAGAGGTTGGGCCGGGACGGGTAAAACATTTTGCGTAAGTCTTTTGGTTAACTACCTCTTAACAGAGCTTTATCGGGATAAGGGGTGGTACAGAATTGCAGTTACGGGTCCAACTAATAAATCAGTCAGGGTGATTCGTAGATCGTCTGATATACACGACACCCGCGTCTCATTCCAAACCATCCATAAGTTACTTGGATTAAAGGAGAAGATAACACTTGACGGAAAGCAGGAGTTTGTCAAGGATCCTGGATTTCAGCCGAAGATATCGAAAATTAAGCTTCTAATAATCGATGAGGTCTCTATGTTGAATGATGATCTCTTTGAAAAAATAATTAAGCACAGGGAAAATATAAAGGTAATATGTATGGGGGATCCTGCACAGATCCCACCTGTTGGGAAACCCGATTGTATTCCCTTTAGAGAAGAGCTTGCAGAGGAATATGACATTAAGACTTTGGATCTGAAGACAATCATGAGACAAAAGCTTGACAACCCAATTATTAGTTCTTCTGTAAAGATCCGAGAAAATATCAACGAGTCAGATTCTGGTATTTTACCACAGACCTTAACAAATAAATCTGGGGAAGGGATTGAATTTCTAAATCTTGGTGATCCCGGGGTAAGGAAAAACATTTCCTCTTACATGGAAAAGTATTTCAAAACCAAAAAGTTTGAAGAGGATTCGGAATATGCTAAGGTGATAGCTTGGAGGAATAAAACGGTGTCAACCATGAACACCTTAGTTAGAAGAGTGATCTACGGGGAAGAGCAAATAGGCGAAAAGATATTGGTTGGAGAAAAACTGATTATCAATAGTCCCTATATTGTGAATGGAATGGTGGTTTTCAACACCAACGATGAATTCACTGTTGATTCATTTGAGATCAAAACACAGAAGGCTAAGGTTGAAGATCTTGAGGTAGATCTAAAATACTATGAAACCCGTGTTTGGTTTTTGGACGACAACAACTCAAGACACGAAGACACCATAGAGATTCTCCACGAGGATAGTGAATACGATTTCAAGAGGGTGGCAAACATTCTTAAGAATATAGCAATCCAAAAGAAAGGAAAGGACAAGTCCTGGCTTGCTTACTATGATTTTCTTAGAGAATTCGCTGATGTTTCTTATGCTTATTGTATAACCGCACACAAGTCTCAGGGAAGTACCTACGAAACTTCTTTCGTAATGGAGGATGACATTGAGATGAACTGGGATGTCATAGAAAGAAACAGAATCAAGTACACAGCATATACGCGGGCAAGCAAAAAACTTTATGTGCTGAAGAGATTTTAGGAATTTTTCAGAAACATTTTTTTAGTTAGGAGGATCCCATTAATATTGCGTTGTTCTTCAAAAAAACGAGAAACAATCAATGTTTAGAGGTATATAAAGTCCAAAATCGGTAATATGAAACTCGTAGACGCACTTAGAACCAAGAATACCACCACGGAAAATGGTATGGCAACTAATTCATCTTCTTTGAATGCTTGCGTAGATTTATTCTTCATGATTGGTGCTATGAGGGGGCAGGATAAGCAAAGACTTATTGCAAATTTCTCACTTGCGTTTCACGAGGATCCACTTACAGCCATGAGAATTCTTTTTTGGGTAAGAGACATCAGAGGTGGAGCGGGAGAAAGACAGATCTTCAAGGACATTATTACATATTTAGCAAGCGACAACCCAGAGATACTAGGAAAAAACCTACATCTCATCCCAGAATATGGAAGATGGGACGATTTGCTTACTTTGATTGGTACCAAGCTCGAAGCACCTGCATTAGATCTAATAAAGAGTGGTCTCGAAAGCGAAAATGGACTTTGTGCTAAATGGATGCCTAGAAAGGGACCGATAGCAAACAGACTAAGAAACTTCTTAGGATTCACACCTAAGCAATATAGAAAGACACTGGTTGGCCTCACAAATGTTGTCGAGCAGGCTATGTGTGCTAAAGATTGGGAGTCTATTGAGTATGGTAAGCTTCCTTCAGTAGCAGCAGCAAGATACACTAAGGCATTTCACAAAAACGATTCGGAGAGATATAATTTATATCTTGAGAAATTAAGGTCTGGCGAGGAAAAAGTAAATGCTTCTGCAGTCTATCCTTATGATGTGACCAAAACTCTCAAACACGGAGATGCAGACTTTGCCTCTGAGCAATGGAAAGCACTTCCTGATTACATGGAGGGGAGCGAGGAAAGAATTCTTCCAGTCGTTGACACCTCAGGTTCTATGGCGACACCAGCTGGGGGAAATTCTAATGTTAACTGCTTGGATGTTGCAATCTCTCTGGGTATGTACATTTCTGAAAGAAACGAGGGAGCATTTAAGGACTCTTTTGTAACTTTCTCTGCTAACCCAGAGATTCAAATACTTAAGGGAGATTTAAAATCGAGGTTTTCCCAATTATCAAGAGCTGCTTGGGGTATGAACACGGATCTCCAAAAGACTTTTTCACACATATTGGATCAGGCAGTAAAAAATTCTGTACCTGCATCTGAAATGCCAACGAAGATCTTGATCCTCTCCGACATGGAATTCGACAATGCGACAAGGGCTAACTCTTATTGGAATAACACTGATACTGTAGAGTGGAATCCTACTGCACAGGAAATGATCAGAGAGATGTATGCTGAAGCAGGATACACAATGCCTTCCATCATCTACTGGAATATACAATCCAGGGGTGGTAATGTGCCGGTTTCTTTCACTGAATCCGGTACAGCTTTGGTAAGCGGTTTCTCTCCAGCAATTCTTAAAAGCATTTGCAAGGGTGAAATTATTTCGCCACTTCAGGTGATGAACGAAACTATTCTTTCTGAAAGGTATAAAGACATTATAATTTAATTCAAGATGGCAGATATAAATATTGACCCAGAAGATTATTGGTATTCATGCTCTGAATATGAAAGGGAGGAGCTGGCAAAAACGGTAGTTCAGGAAGGATATATTTCAGACCTACTTCTTGAGATGGTTAAAAAGGGTGGAACCACATCATTTCAACCTGAAACTTACACCGAGCAAGAAATTGTAAGGTTGTTTAATGCCATTTGGGATAGTAAAAGATTTATCGAGCAAAAGCACATTGACGAAATATTCAAAAGCTTGAGGGAGCAAAGAGTTCTTTGAAAATATTAGGTTTCTTACAGCAATTTTTTATACTATCCAATAAGTGTTATATAAAAAAGAAACCTGTGAAAGGATCGGTACAGCAAACCTATTCTATACTAGATGCAGAGTTAGTTGTAGTACAGCGCAAGCTTACTCTCTAACGAGACCCGGAGATCAGTGACCTGGTTCAAAACTAAAATCACGACGTCAACTTCTCATTGGCGTAAAGAGAGATATAGCTGCAGAGCCGAATAATACTAATAGCGATCCTGTTATTTTAAATCCCTGGGTTAATAACCCGGGGATTTTTTTTGGAAACAATATGTGTAAAAAATCTAGAATACTGGGCATCACAAGGATTAATAAATGACAGATTTTGAAAAAATAAAGGCCACGGTAGACTTTATTGATGGTCCTAAAATAGAGATTGGTGATAGTCACTCTGAAAATTTCTTGGTTGAACTTTACGAAGACATTGGTGGTGAGTGGGGAATCATCTATTCAAACCATGAATTCAAGCCCTTTATGTGGTACAAGTATTTAAGGAAATTTAGAACTAAGTGGAGGGTTAACATCTGGGGGATAGAAAATTTCGAGCCCGTTTTACTTTTTCAACATACTTATAATGAGCAGGACAAAAAGATCCTTTTACGTTTTGACTCCCACTCTTACGACGTAAACTACAGATGGCTTCTGAAAGCTGAAAGTTTTGGTAAGTCAACCGGGAGCGAAATATTAGTTTCCTCTAAGTTCCACGACAGGCTTCGAAAAAATTATTCGGGCAGTGTTCAGATCATTGAACAACAAAAAGACTTTATTGGGTATTGCGAGACCAATGGAATATACGCATCTTACGATATTGGAAAACACGACATCCAAAGTAACATGTGGGACTTTTGGGAATCTGGTGGTATTTTTGAAAACCACGCTTCTTATTATGCTAGCTGGCACCATCCACAGAACTGGATCGGTTTAAGTAACGAGGATTTATTTGATAACATTCTAAGATTATGAGTATCATTTTAGGAATTGGATTTTGCTCACACGATACCTCTGTTGCTGTATTAAAGGACGGTGAAATTCTAGGTATTTACGAGGAGGAAAAGCTAGTTGGCATAAAATCCTGCTACAACGTTTTCGCTCCACCCACCAATTGCCTTGAGGTTATAAAGAGGGACCATGGAATAGATCTTACAGACGTAGATCATTTTGCTATTTCCTCATTCTACAAGAAAGATATTGTCAAGGATAACATTGGAGTATTTTTGGGAAAAACAACCGAGGTATCTCACCATCTATCTCACACACTTGGTTCTTACTTCACGTCGGGCATGAAGGGAAAGGTACTTAGTGTTTCCCATGACGGGAAGGGTAATCGGAGTAGAGGCAAGATATTGCTTTGTGAGGATGGTAATTACGAGGTAGTCCACTCACAGCATATTCCCACAACTGCATCCTTAGCAGGTCTTTGGGCTTCTTCTTGTACTCATCTGGGCTGGAAAATGCTTAAAGATGAGGGCAAGATAGTTGGTTTAGCTGCTCACGGTAAGCACGACAGCATAATCTACAAGTTAATCAAGGATTGTATACATTATGGTGGGGATCTAAATTTCCGTCCAGCAAACCACGAAGCCAGATTCCACTACGTCTGTGAACATATTCTTAAACCCCGTGGGGTTTTTACTGATAAACAGCTGAGAGCTAATTTTGCTTTTGCCCTTCAGAAGGTAACAGAAGAAACAATGAGAGATTTTCTGAAAGACCTAAGTAGTAGATTTCCAGAATACAGAAAGATCTGTTTTTCTGGCGGACTCTTTGCGAATGTTAAGATGAACATGTCCATCAACGACCTGGGACTTTTTGATGAAATCTACATTCATCCGGCAATGTCTGACAGCGGTTTAGCACTGGGTGCAGCAATCAAGGTTGCAAACGACCTTGGAGAAATAACAGAACCTTTTAGACTCGAAAATGCTTTCCTTGGAGAAAGACACAATAGAGAAGCATGGGATGCTATTATCAAAGAAAACTCAGAGGATCTGGAAACAGAACCCATGACATACGAAAGGATTGCTCAACTTGTAGATCAGGGATCTGTCGTTGGGGTATTTGTAGGAAGGACCGAATATGGTCCAAGAGCCTTGGGTAATAGGAGCATAGTAGTGAAACCAACCGATAAGGATACACACAGGAGACTGAACGAGAAGCTCAGAAGAACAGAGATAATGCCTTTTGCCCCTTCTGTGTTGGAAGAATTCAGCCAAGACGTTTTCCACATTGAGAAATCAAAACACACTGCTGAATTTATGACTTTGTGCTATGACACAAGGGAAGAATGGCTCGGTAGAATCCCAGCAGTTGTACATACAGAAGACGGTACAGCAAGACCACAGATAGTAAACAAGGAAAGAAATCCACACTTCCATAAATTGATCTCGGCATATCATAACATTTCTGGAATTCCCGTTGTTCTGAACACGTCTTTAAATGCCCATGGGGAGCCAATCAATAACTACCCATACCAGGTGATCAAACACTTGCTTGATGATTCGCTAGATTATATTGCAACCGAGGATTACATTATAAACAAGAAAACAACCAGTAGTGTAAACTGGGAGGTGTAGAGGGATAAACCAGTAAATTAATTAGATAATGAAAAAAAATATACCGCTCTTCAAGGTTTTTATGTCGCCCACCGCTGGTGAAAAAGTTACAGAGGTCTTAAATAGTGGCTACATAGGACAAGGTCCTAAGGTGGATGAATTTGAAACCAAATTGAAAAGGTTTTTTAACCAGGACTATGTTTCAACACTTAACTCCGGTACATCAGGATTACATCTTGCGCTACATCTGCTTAAAAAGCCAGTTAAGAATACAAAAATTTTTCGTGGGTCTATTTCTATGGATTCTCTTTGGCCCGGATTGCAAGAGGGAGATGAGGTATTAGCAACACCATTAACTTGCACTGCATCTAATTGGCCAATACTAGCAAACGGTCTAAAAATTAAATGGGTTGATATTGACCCAAATACACTTAATATCGATTTAGACGATCTCGAGAGGAAAATTACAGATAAGACTAAAGTGATAATGCTTGTCCACTGGGGAGGATACCCAAACGATCTTAATAGGATAAAAGAAATCCAGGAGAGAGCGGAAAGGAGATTCGGATTTAAACCCGCAGTCATTGAAGACGGTGCACA